CTAAAGTGCATTTTTCGGGAAGAAAATCGCATTTTCAAGAGATGCAATTGCTTCTTGTTGCATCGTCATACTAACGTGACTATATCTGTCTAATGTAATTCCTATGTTTGTATGTCCTAACAATTCGGAAACGATTTTAGGATGTACGCCAGTTTCGAGTAGAAGTGTTGCCACTGTGTGTCGTAGATCGTGGAAACGTATGCATGGCAACTCAGCCTCTTCTAAAACCCTTCTAAATTTCCGGCGTACAGATGCAGGAATGTAAGGCAGCCCATCTTCAGGACGACAACATACAAGACCCTCTATATTGTAAGAAGGTCCAAACAATAATTTACTTTGTGCTTGCTCAGCTTTGTGTTGTTTCAAGGGACCGATAAGGCTTTCTGACAGAGAAATAATTCTCTCGCTACTTTTTGTTTTTGGAGGAGATAATTGATGTACTCCGTTAATTCTAATAAGCTGTTGTCTTACGTGAATAGTCTTTTTCTCAAAATTAATATCTTTCCATGCTAATCCAAACACTTCCGCATAGCGCATACCAGTGGTTACAGCCACTAGAACTGGAATACAAATTTCCTTTCCTCTTACACTTTCTACTAATTTTTGAACTCCCTCTCTAGTAAGAACGATTGTTTCTTTCTTTTCTACCCGTGGTAATTCTACTAGCTGTGCTACATTCCGACTAACCATTTGCCAGCGTTCAGCATTTTGAAGAGCTTTGTGTACTAATCCGTGGATGTGTCGAATTGTAATAGGGGATACTCCGCCATCTTGAAACTTTGCCCCATCTTTTAATAAATCACTGTACATCTTCTGTAAGTGTATAGTCTTTAAGTTTTTTAACTTAATATGACCGATTCTTGGTATAATGTACCGTTTTACACGTTGCTCATATGTATAATGCGTGGTGGCTCTTGTGGATGTCTTAGCGTAATTTTCTAGCCAATATTCCATGTATTGGCTTACTGTCATATCACTAGTATCAACAGTTAGTCCAGTTTGAAGCTCATGGAGCTTTTGCGTCAAAGCTTGCTGGGCTTCTTTTTTTTGGGTGTAGCCAGAAAACCATTTTTGCTTTCGTTTGCCTGTTGACTCGTCTCGTGGCAATTCGACTACAAAGCACCATTTATCTCCGCGTTTACGTACATGTCCTTTCATTATTCTTCGCCTCCATTTTCTTTATAAGCCTATCTCTAATAAAAGTCATCTACATAACTTAAACTACTTTCAATCATACTCCGAAGTAATCTTCTTCTTAGATATGTGTTATTTCTCCTTTAAAGGTCTGGTTTCTTAATTGCTCCAATAACTTGATTGTTTCATGAGAGTAGGGTTGCGACTCTAATTTGGAACCGCGATCTTGAAACCATTTATTCCATGCCTGATTAAATTTGCCTTGATTTATTCTTTGTTCAATTTGTTCAAGACGTTTCTTAGCAAAAGAGTGAGTTACTTTGAATTCTTGGGCTAGAAGATCAATCGTTTGTTTTTTATATAAAGGAATATTCATGTTTTTTACCATATAGAAAGGGATGGTGGCATATAACTGAAACGCATTAGCTTGCTCTTCTTGAAGGTTTCTCAAAGAGGGCGGGAGTTTTCGTTGATTTCCACTGTGGCGTAAAGGATGACAAAGCTCATGGAAAAACTCGCCTCGCATTGTAAACTTGTCCAATCGCGAATCAAGTACTATTAGAAAATCATTTGTTCCATCATCTAACCATCGCGCATGTGAAATGGTGTCAAGATAAGCAATTTCTCCTCCGAAAATAGAGACGATTTCCTCAATATCAAGTTCTTGTGGAATGAATATGGAGTGCTGAAGATATTTTTGTGTGATCCATTCTTCTAATGGTGTCTCTTCATATAATGAAAAATCCATAGAATCCCCCTAGAAATCAAACGTATGTTCGTGTTCGTAGGTGAAAATAATAGCCCATAGGGCTAAAAAGTTTTTTATTATTTTTTTGAACGTTTTTCTTTCAGTTTTCTAAAGAGAACGAGACTTTCCTTTAAGTATTCTTCTTCTTCCTCAGTGAGATCTTTTTCTCCTCCATCAGAAAAGGCTAGACCTACATTTGAATCATTATCGGCATTAGGCTCTGTATTGTTAGGGCTTGGATTATTTGTCCTGCCGAGCAAATAATCAGATGTTACATCAAAAATATCTGCAGCTTTATTAAGCAAATAATCTTCTACATCACGCTTCCCAGCTTCAATTCTTGATAACACACTATTATTTATCCCCAATCTTTCAGCAAGATAAATTTGAGACCAATCTCTTTTTTCGCGTAGCATTTTAATTATTGGTCCAGCGATAGACATCTCCAAACCTCCTTTCCATTTCAGCAATACCATTCTATCAATTTTCTAAAACGGAAAAAAGTTATTTGCTAAAACAGAAAATTAATTATTGACTTTGCTATTTTAGCAATGTATTATAAAAATATAATCTTGCTGAAACAGCAAAGGTGGTGAGAGTAAAAATTGAAACAAATAAACTTGGATTATATCACCAATCGCAGAACTGAACTAGGTATAACATTGCAAGAAATGGCAGAAACACTAGGTTTTAAGAACGCGTCAACTTATATGAAATATGAAAGAGGTACTTATTGTTTTAAAGCAAACCATGTTCCTGCTCTTTCAAAAAAACTTAATTGTAAGATAGAAAAGCTTTTTTTTGAAAAAAACGTTGCTAAAATAGCAAAGTTTAAACAACCAGCATAGGAGTTGAAAAAAATGAACAAACAAAACGATTTCCTATCATTCGAAAGTCTACCGCCATTATTAAAGATACCTGAAGTTGCAAAGGTTCTTAGGGTAGACAAAAAATACGCATATGAATTAGCTAAAAGAAAAGATTTCCCAGTGACTAATATCGGAACTGAAAAGAGACCTATGTTAAGGGTTTTGAAAAATGAATTAGCAAATTGGATTGAAAAAATTTATGGGCAGAAATTCACAGCTTAGAAAAATTCCCCCAGGTGAGCAGCCCGAGGGAAAGCATGAAAGATGAACACACTTTAATTGTAATGCCTGATTAAGGCGAAAGGGAGACTAATTTCATGGCGATTCAACCAAGTTTTACGTGGAATTTCGGGGAGTATTTACGACATTTCAGGGTGAACGGAGGAAATCATGACTTTACAACTCAAGTCAAACTTGCCGAGCACCTACATATCGACCCTAAGAAAGTTTCAAAAGTAGAATGCGACAACGAGAACATCGACATTAAAACAGCAGCCAAATGGTGTAAAGCAGTTGGATGGTACGAAGGGCTGGACCTACTTTCTAGCAAGCTTGGTTTAGATCCCTTCGGTCTAATCCCTGTAAATCCTAAGCTTAATGAAAATGTATTAGCTGCACTCAATAACCTACATACACAACTTACAGAAGCATTACGAGCAGTAGAGAAGTTGCAGGAAGAGGAACGTAAAGCCCAACCTGCTATAGCAAGAGGAGTATATAAGCCAAATAAAAACATGGTGATGTACAAGAAAGAAATTGCAGATTGTATCCCAGCTGTTAAAACATTCTTCTACGCAAACGAACGACAAAACAGAATTGGGATGAAAGAAATAGGAGCCTTATGGAATCAGCAAGCTTTAGATGACCTAGTTGCAATGCCAAAGATTGATGAGTTTAGAGAGCCTATTGCTCTTTGAAAGGAGGTGAGAAGGTGAAAGAAATGCTGGATGGTTTGGATGAAGAGGAGCTATATCACATCGCACAAGGGATGCTTATTCTTTCAGAGATTAGTCGTGAAAACGGGGATGAGGTCGATGCCACAAGGAAGGAGATCATAGCGAGGAAGGTGTCGGATATCAAAGTAACACGCCAGTTTGAACAATCTCAACGAATCTTAAATAAGGGGGATTATCTGCGTGAACTATGAGGACTTAGTTGCTGATCTAAAAAGATATCAGCGATTGATGATGATTACTAAGACAGCAGGAGATCATCAGGCCCACGAAAACTATCGCCAAATAACCCGTTGGATTACAGAACAGATAAAAGAGCATGAAAAAACCGCCTGCGACCAACAGACGGCTTAGAAACTCATAACAAAAATTGTACCTCTACAATACCAAATAATCGGAGGTTGGACAAGCATGGAACGAAATATCAGAACCGTTCAAATGGAGCTAAATGAACAAAATCGTGCTATCGATCGCTTAAATACAGAAATTATATCAATGGATGAAGAAATGCGAGCTTTAGAAGAAAAAATCAATAAGATCGGTAGAGAGCTTGCTGAAATGGAATCAACAAGAAGTGATTTACGGGAAGAGTTATGGCGCCGCGAAGACTATGTAGCAGCCTTAGTACGGGAGGGAAAACATCATGCCAACATTGCTTGATTTTCCAGAGTATACAGAGCGTGTTGAACCTGATCGTCAAGGGTATCTCCTTCATGGTATTACAACCTTTAATGAACCTGGGGATGAGCTACGTGAGAAGGTAGAAAGCATTAGTGAGGATCTAAAATACCTAACCTCATCTTGGGAGGAATTTTCAACAGAACAAAACCTTGAATACCTAGTGGATATAAAAAAACACTTTGACCACGTGATGAAGCTCTACGGAGGTGTTGAACTATGAGGTTGTATGATCTAGCTGGCGCTTATGCAGAGGTTGCACAAATCATCATGGATGATGAGACGAAAACAGAGGCTTTAGGCGATACTCTCCAATCCCTAGAGGACGCTATCGAAAACAAGGCTGATAACATTGCAAAAATGGTGCGAAATATCGCGGCTGAAGTAGACATGATTAAGCTCGAAGAGACTCGCCTAGCTGAACGGAGAAGGCGCCTAGAAAAGAAGCAGGAAGGCCTAAAACTCTATCTGAAAGAGCAACTAGAGGTTGCTGGATTACAAAAAGTCAAAACACCAATCTTCACTATTTCAGTTAGAAAGAATACAGGTTCAGTACAGGTTGTAAACGAAATTGAAATTCCTCAAATGTTCTGGGTAACGCCACCACCGATTCTTGATAAAAAGTCGATGTCAGAACGTTTGAAATCAGGTGAGGAAATACCAGGTGTAACGCTAGTAAAAGGTACTTCCTTACAGATCAAATAGGAGTGAGAACATGAGTGTATACAAAAAGATTCTCGCTGTCATGAATGATGTGTCTTATCTCCAGAAAGACGACCAAGTGGAGTTTAAAAGCACGAAATATAAAACTATCTCAGAAGAGAAAGTAACGTCTGCTGTAGGAAAAGCAATGCGGCAACACGGACTTGTGATAATTCCTGTCCATCAAGAACATTCCAAAGCAGATCAACTTACTACAGTAAATGTACGGTATCAGATTGTTGATGTAGATACAGGAGACAGCATAGAAGCTGTTTCAAGTGGAACAGGAGTAGATACACAAGATAAAGGTGTAGGTAAGGCTATGACATACGCCTACAAATATCTTTTACTAAGAACCTTTGCAATTCCTACAGGAGAGGACCCAGACAAAGTAAGTTCTGCTGAACTAGATGAAAAGCCTAAAGCTCAACCGAATGTTAGCAACAGTAAAGAAGCTACTTTAAAAGCCAAATGGCAGTTACTCGCTGGATCGCTAAATGGATTTGATGATTGGTATCAGAAGAAGCGAAGTGATGATCATACTGACCAAGATATTGAACAGTTCTTAACAGAAAAGCTAAAAGAGAAAGGAGTACAGCAAAGTGCTTAACAGAGTAATCCTGATCGGCAACTTAACAAAGGACCCCGAGTTGCGCTATACCTCAAACGGTGTTGCAGTAACTACTTTCACTTTAGCAATCAATCGTCCTTATTCGGGGGCAGGAAAAGAAAAGGAAGTCGACTACATCAATATAGTGGCATGGAGACAATTAGCTGACCTATGCGCTCAATACTTAGCTAAAGGCAAGAAATGCGCTGTAGAAGGCCGTTTACAAACTAGAAGCTATGACAACAAAGAAGGTAAAAGAGTCTTTGTCACTGAGGTGGTGGCTGAAAACACACATTTTCTAAGCTACAAAGATGGACAAGTTCAACAGAGCAATGGTCGATCATTTGATGATCCTTTCGCTAGTAACAAACCAATCAATATTTCAGACGATGACTTACCTTTCTAGGATGGTGATAAACATGGGATTGTTTGATGAAGTTAGAGCTGTACAAAAGCCGAATTTCAAGCGTAGAACGAAAAAACGTGTAGCCCGGGGGAGAATTTCCCCGGCGGTCTACAACGAAGTAATGGAGCGAGATCAAGGGCGTTGTGTGCTGTGTGGCAAGACTACATGGTTAGAAGCCCACCACATCATATTCAGAAGTGCAGGAGGTACAGGAGAAGCTTATAACGTTGCCTTAGCATGTGGGCCTGTAACTCAAACGGGTACATGTCACTGGAAAGCGCATAATACCGAGTCAGGTCGGAAAGCATTCGAAGAATACCGGCAGAAAGTATTAATCCCGTATTACTGGGGAGGAGCATCGTAACAAGAGGGGAGCGCGAAGGATGGACACAACAGATAAATACGGGGCGGGCTTCGTGGTCATCCCCCGTATAACCTTTGAACATTTTATAGATGAGGTGCTTTATAACTACCTGATGAAGGGTGCGAATTACAAGGCATCTAGTGAGTGCCAGAGAGGACAAAAGATTGTTTCGGTTAGGAAATTACCTGAAGTAATGGGATGGACTTACCAGCAGATCAGGACTTCACTAGACAGATTATCAAGCAACCATCTAATCAAAATGGAGCAGATAAAATACAAAAGCAACAAAGCTTCACTAATCACAATTGTAAATTATGACGGGTTTCAGCAGCTAGAAAACTACTCAAAAATCAACGCACCGAACAACGCACCGAACAACGCAAGTGCTAACGCACCCGATAACGCACCTAACGAACCTGAAAATGGCGTTGTACCAAATGTTCCGAGTGATAAAGAAGATGCGAACAACGCACCGAACAACGCAGGTAAAAACGCACCGAACAGCGCACCGAACAACGCTAATAGAACATCAGTTAAACAACAAGATAAACAACAAGTAAAACATATAAAAGAATCTTGTCGGAGTCGTGCAGACATTATCTCTTTTGTTGACTCGCAACAGCTCCTCAACCAGATTGAATTACCTAATCGTTTGTTTGTTGAATACTTCGATCTAGTGAGACTTCAAAGAAAATCAGGAAAGATAGCAAACAGCGTTCTTGAAGGACTATGGGGCAGGCTAGCCAAACATGCTATTGATTCAAAACAAACAGCAGAAGCAAATCAGGCCATTGTCACCTATGCGTTATCTACATACATCGTGGACTACGGTCATAAGCCTGCTGAGTATGCATTCGGTATTATTCGTAACACAAGCGAGCCTGAAGCAAGACAAGGAATGATGAGGCTCCAAAACCAGAAACATAGACAACGACCTTACAAGACTTGGGGTGATCGAAATGAATCCAGTGGAACAAGTGATAAACAACGTCGTGCAGATGAACTCGATGCGCTTTCCCTCTGAGAAAGATCATGTCTGCCAGCATTGTAATCGGGTGGTCGAAAAGATTGAGGTTGAAATCCTTGGCAAAAGGAAATTGGTTCAACCAGTTTGCAAATGTGAGGCAGATGCAGAAGCAGAGGATATGAAAAAGTTCACCGAACACCAACAGCGACGCGATACAGAAAAGTTATTCTCAATATCATCTCTTGGTAAACGGTTTGAAGAGTCGTCATTCGAGACATTCATTCCACGAGAAGGTGCAGAAATGGCGCTGAAGCAAGCCAAGAAGTACGCATTCGCCTTTGATGAGTATGGGCCGTTGAGTCTACTACTTTGGGGGACTTACGGGAACGGCAAGAGCAAGCTAGCTGCCGCAGTAGCTAACTGCTTGAAGAAGAATGAGAAAGTCGTTGTGTTCCAAAGTGTACCTGAGTTACTTCAGCGAATCAGGCAGACGTTCAACAAGAACAATGACGAGTCAGAACAGCAGATCATGAAGGCACTCTTAACTTGCGAGCTACTGGTCTTGGATGATATAGGGGCAGAGAAGGTCACTGATTGGGTGAATGATGCTCTATTCAGAGTAATTGACGGAAGATATCGCAAGCAATTACCAACCTTCTACACATCGAATTTGAAGCTATCAGAGCTAGACGAAAAATTAGGTAGTCGAATTTATGATCGAATCTTAGAAACCACTATCCCAATACAGAATAAGGCAACCAGCTACAGAAAAGAGCAGGCTGTAGAACGATTTGAAAAACTACGACAAGAAATGAACTAAGAGGAGGAATCAAGCATGAATCAACTACAAGTAATCGAACGCCAAGGTCAACGTGTACTTACTACAAACCAGCTAGCAGAAGTTTATGGAGCAGATGTGAAACATATCCACGATAATTTCCAAAATAATGAGAGTCGATACAAAGTTGGTAAACATTATTTTGTACTACAAGGTGAGGAATTAAGACAGTTTAAAGCTTCTACGCAAATATCGGGGAACCTCAAATTTGCTCCAATCCTATATCTTTGGACTGAAAAAGGTGCGTGGCTTCATGCGAAATCTCTTAACACAGATCAAGCATGGGAAGCCTACGAAATGCTAGTAGATGATTACTACCAAGTCGTTGCACAAGTTTCAAATCTTGGATTAAGCCCTGAGGTTCAAGCAATTTTCTTCCTCGACAAGAAAACTCAGGAGATTGAAAACCGTGTACTCCATTTAGAACAAACCAAGACAGTAGATTATGGCCAACAACAAGTTTTGAACACTCTATGCAAACGTCGTGTAGTAGAAATTTTAGGAGGGAAAAGTAGCTCTGCTTATAAGCAACTCAACAACAAACTATTTAGCGCGGCATGGAAAAGTTACCACGGTTATTTCAAGATCAACTCCTATCGTAATACACCAGCAAAAGAATTTGATAAGGCGAAAGAATATCTACAACAGTGGTCTCCACAGGGAGAACTTTTACGTGAGATTGAGGATGCAAATAGTCAGATGAGTTTCTTGTATGACATCAAAGGAGCATAGAAATGAACAGCGAGAAAGCAGTATTAGCTTTACAAATTACCTACTTTAAAAATTACATCCATGAGTTAGAAGAAGATATCAAAAACGTGCAGTATGACTACTCCAAAAGAATACTAGAGGGCAGTCTTACAGATTATCGGAAGGACTTGGCAGAGGTTCAAGCTAGATGGGAGGCACTAGATGCGAGAGATAAAGTTTCGTGGGAAACCTATTGAAGATTACGGAAAAATAACATGGTTTTATGGAAGTGCAATCTTAGATTACGAGGACAAGTTAGCTTATATTCAAGCTTCTGGACAAGGTTTTGTACCTGTCGAGTGGGAATCAGTAGGGCAATACACCGGACTCCATGACAAGAACGGAAAGGAAATCTACGAAGGGGATATTTTAGACTGCACCTGCGAGCTTTTGACAAACTTCGGACGAACGAGGACTGGAAAAATGGGGACAACCATTTATGAAGTTTTTTGGAGAGATGAGGGATGGAGGGAGCGAGTGATAAGAAGTGACTCGCTTGTGTCTGGAAAAGACTCTGATGGAGTGGCGGTTACTGCAAAGTATTCAAAAGTCATAGGCAACATCCACGAGCATCCACATCTGTTAAATCAGGAGTGAGCAACGGAGGGAGAGCATGAGAATGAACACGAGCTATGCAAATAGAGAGATGGATTATCCGGTATTCCTAGATCGGATGATGGGAGTGGCGTAAATGGGGTACATCTCAGCGAAAAAAGCTAACAAATTAGCTGGTGAAGGTAAATTCAAAGGCCGTCCATTATACATTGCTTGCGAAGAGTACGACTTCATCTGGTTAGAGAGTGAAATAGATACGGTACGGCAGTTATGGAGAAAAGGAGAATCTATTGTCGATATCGCTAAAACGGTAAAAAGACATGTTAACGAGGTAGCAATACTCATCATGGATCAAAACGAACATGGAGAGATTGGAAACCGTAAAGGTGGCGTGTTCGGACACGTTAGCTAGGTAAGTCAATAAATCAAGAGGAGTGAGCCTTGATGAATACACAAGACAATCAAATAGTTAAAGAAATATTGAACAAAGAGCAACTAGAGTGGCAGAAACAAGTCATTCGTGAGGAGATGGAAACCGAATGAACTACGGCTTTACATGGATAGAGATTGACGAGGCTCAGGCGCTTAGAGAGTGGGCGGAGAGCAAGAATTACTCTCCAGACAAGAGATAAGCTTCACCAGCCTTACCAAACATCAAATGAACGACATGATACTGTAGTACAGGTAGATCGGGAAAAACAAACCAGACGTTATCGCTGTTTCGGATAGCTTCTACATCAAACACTATGCCGTGTCGTCGAAACTTTCTAATCAATCCAGCAGATCGGCTACACGGCATTAGATAATAAAATGATTTTTTCATGATATATCACTCCTTTTGATAGACATATGCTCTATCATTTGGGACAAAAAAAGCAAGCCTTTTAAGCTTGCTAAGAATTAGACCATTTTCTGATCATCTTACCTTTAATTTTCTCGATTTCAACTGGTCCATATTCTCGACTGTCAGCACTTTCCACCCGATTATCACCAAGTACAAACACACTTCCTTGAGGAACTGAAAAGGGACCAAAGTTGAATGTAAATAGATTCCCATCCTGTTTTTCTTTTAGTTTGTATTCTGATAAATATGGTTCGTCTATGGGTTTTCCATTTATGTATAAAACATCTTCTTCAGACTGAACAGTATCGCCAGGGATACCAACAACTCGTTTAACATGCATCCTGTCCTTACTGACGTTAAAGATGATTACATCTCCACGTTGGACAGAATGCTCTTCATAGTAACCCTTATCAACAACAAATTTATCTTCTGCCTTTAGAAAAGGAGCCATACTGTTGCCTTCAATAATAAATGAGCTTGTAGTTGATTGTGATCTAAATTCTCCCGCAGAAGAGAGCAATACCATTAATATCATTAAAACTCTCATCAGAACCACCTTACCATAAGTTATTTCAACTAATAATAGCACAAAAAGATCATTGTGATAGACGGCTATTCAGGATTTGTATATCCAATTAATAAGTATCAAGGGAGGAAGCACAATGACCGAACAACAGATCATTGTAACACTGGCAACTAAGGTGATGGGGTGGGAAAAGTTATATAACCCACAAACCGTAGTGGCATAACAAAATAGTTATTTTGCTACTAAAACATAAATCCAATCAATCAATACGGAAACTTGTAATGCTGCAACACCAAAAAACATAAAAGCCATCGTACGGTTTTTGTTCAACTCAAATGATCCTAAAGAAGCCATGATAACAGCTAAGCCCAGTATAGATAACATTCTTAAGAAAGGAGCACTCGTTATAAGGGAAGCTATTGTAATTACAATAGCAATTATTGAAATGACTTTAAACCAAAGAGGGTGCTTTTTCATTAGACTCACCAATTTACCTTTTTAGTAAATTCTAACATACGAATTGACCTAATGCATGTAACAAATCGCAAAGGAGGATAGGAATGACTTATTTGGAGCAAATAACTAAAATTGCAGGACAACTCCCACTAGATGTATTACTAGACATTAATCAACGTATAGGAGATTGGCTTGCAAGTGGAGGAAAAGAAGACGATCCGTATATAAAGCAACAACTAAGATTCGTGGAACGGTTTTGTAAATGGGATGGTGATAACGGTGAAAAAACATGAAGTCTTATCTGCTTTAGACAGGATTAGAGAAATGACGGATGCGGAAATTGAAATGAATACGGATTGGATACGCAAAGTAGCTCTATCTGCGTACGCCACGATAAAGCAGAAATCTAAGTGAATACAAATGTGAAAAATGGGAGGGTAATGAAATGGATATTAAGGACCTGTTCGTTAAGGTTGTTGATAACGGTCATTCAATAATTGCTCAGAAAGGGAACCAGCGGCATGTATATACGAAGGAATATCTAACAAAGTGCTGGCTGACTATGAGTAATGATTGTTTTTTTAACATGTTTGGCTTTAATTGGGTTCCACCAACCAGTTTACAAGATCGGGTAAGAAAAACGCTTCGATAAGGAGTGAAAGCGACATGCCGAAAACGTTTGAAATCGAATGTAATGGGGAAGCAACGGAGCATGAAGTTGGGGCAACAGAGTGCCAAAGTTGTTTCAACAAGCCTGAACCATGCGACTGTGGAGGGCTGATGCATTGCCAATTTCAAAATTATATCGATCCTTACGAAGGCGAAATAGCATTGTTTTATCTGTGTGATAAGTGTGGGGAAATATTATAACAAACCATTGCTTGTGATAAGGGAGGATTGAACGATGAAAAAAGAATATGTGATATATATTCAACGAAATGACGCTTGGGAAAAGCTAACCACTGTCAAAGGTGAAAACGGAGAAAGTGCGCTAGAAGCGATTCGCAAAAGTTATCACGACCAATTCGCTGAATGGTTTGGGGAAGGCAACGAACAACATGTCAACCTAGATTATGAACTAGTGGCTATTTAACAAACCATGGTAGGTGATCTATTAAATGAATTGGATGTTCCAAGGTATGAAATGGTATCAAGTATTATTATTCATTGTTCATATTTCTTAGCTGTAGAAAAAGGATGGCTACCAAAAAAATTTGATCATAGAAAATAAGATTAGGAGGAACCCAATGAGTAGAGAGATTGACCAAGAAAAAAACTGTTGGACATGCAGTCACTGGTTAATAGGTGGTGGATGCTGGAAAGATGCGTTCATAGATGGCGCATATAGCCAACTAGGAGTAGTAATGACAGAGCATGATCACTATTGCGACGATTGGGTAATAGAAGGCACGGAAGGGACGATAATGTATGAGGTTGGTTTGGCAGATGAGAAGATAGAGGAAGTAGAATAAAAGCCAAAGGCGTGGATATTACGCCGTATGTGGAGACATAAGAAAAGCCCCCGTTAGGAGGCGTTTCCATCCTATCGATCAGTAATGTCAGTAACATTAACTGTGTACTCTTGGGAGGTATGAGAATCATTAAATGATAAACAACGTACTATGAAATGGTAATCTTTTTTGGTACCAACAGTCGTTTCAAAGGAGGTAGGGTTATTAGTGTTTCCAGGTAGTGTATAGGCTCTTCCATATGTACCGCCTGTTGAAGTATTCATTACGACTCTATATCTGGCTTTTGGGTCTTTAGCAGTGATAGTAACTCTAATTTTTTTATCTGTTTTTGGTCTTGGAATAAAGAAGTAATCGGCATCATAAAGGTCACCAATTGTACCATGTATTGTGAAAGAGCCTGCGAGAGGGATAACATCTGCTTCATCAAGAGTGTTATTAGGCTCTTGTTCATAATAAGTATTTGCTGCTTTGTAAATTTCTTTGCTTTTATCACTTGCAAGTGCGCTACTAGTAATACCAGTTACAAGAGCTAGAGTAAGGAGACTAAATAGAATTTTTTTCATAATTCAAGAACCTCCTAAAAAAGTTTATTTTTTCCAAATGATATTATATTTAAAATATTTTGTCAAATTAAAATGACGTTTATAAATAAAAAAAGCCCCTTCATCAGGAGCAACATGTGTTCGCAAAACTATTATACCATGAGCAGATGGTGAGGGGGAAATGAATGATGAACACACAGCTTTCTTTTTTACCGGAGATTGATAGACGGGCAACGCAAAGAAACGTAGAGCAAGCGTTAGAGTCTGCCAGAGTATACCGTCAGATCGGGTTTGTGCGTAGAGAAATGGCAAAAACACCAAGTTATGAAGAGAGATTTCATGGCAATACGAATAAAACAAGTGACTCAGTTGCCGATTGCGCTATATGGAATGTAGATAAAGAGAAAGAAGCAAGAGATTGGGCTGAGCGTGTAGAGTTAGCAGTAAGCTGTTTGGATCGTAAAGAAAGAGAAATTATCCAAAAGAGATACTTAGAGGATGCTGAGGCGTTAGATTATCTGCTTTACCATGAAATAGGGCTTAGTCAACGGACTTATGAACGTATCAAGTCTAAAGCATTCTATAAGCTCGCATTCATGTTAAAGGTTGAAGTCCTGGTAGATGGAGTTGCTTAAATTCGTGGCGGTTAAATGGCGGTAGATTGGCGGTATTATGGCGCTCAATTTTGAGAATGAGGTGATAAGATGATATTGTCAGGTGGTAGAGGTAGAGGTAAGTTCTATATAAATGATATCTTACTTGGTGAGATTAAAAGCTATAAAGCAGTAATTTCGTGGAAGAAAGTAATAAGTCAGGATAAATTAAAAGAATGGTTTGCAGAAACATCTGAGGCTATAGATAGAACCCAACGAGTGAGTCATAAAAAGAATAAAAGCCAGAAAAAGAAATGGCACAAGTGGAAACACAAACGAGCTACTCGATAAGTCGAGTGGCTTTTTTAATGCCTAGTATACAGGGAATATATCTTGCAAGGGTACGCTATAAGCTTCTTGATCCCTGTATAGTGGGCATTAAATAGGGAGGGAGGTGCTGAATTGAAAAGTGTTTCTTTAAGTGATAAAGAAATTGAATTAATCATTAGCGCTCTTGATTATCAAAACTATGAATTTGCAACCTATGAGGATGATTCAGGTCATTACGATCTTAAATTAAAGCTAGAGCAACGCCTTAATCAAACACAGTAGCTACCTATTATCCATCAAATGTTGTAGATTGATGCATGAAAGATATAAAAATTAAAATATATTAAAAAATATCAATCCATTGAAAAATATTGTAAAAAAGTATATATTTGGTATGTTTGCGTATAAAATACTTGGAGGTGCTTTACATGAAAAAAGTAATTTTTAGTCTCTTAACATTAGCTCTAGTTACAAGTATTTCCTCATCTGCATTGGCTACAGAGAAAATTGAAGCAACAGAAATAGCAGAAGCGACAGAAGCAACAGGAATAGCAGAAGCAACAGAAATAAATGCGTTGGCAGCGATATTCTATGATCGTGAACCAAATGATACCTGGCAACAAGCCAATGCATATATGATAGGTGGGCAAATTAACGGAGAAGTAGGTCCGGATGATAATATAGATTGGTATACATTTACCCCTACGCGCTCAGGTGAAGTTAGTTTTGTCTTTGCTTATGCTTTGGGTGAAGAGGGAAATGCGTTTAGATTAGTAGTATCTGAAAAAGGGGAAGAAGGGCAGCACCCAATTGACAAAAAATCTACATTTCATCCAGGAGAGGCTTTAGAAATTTACGTTAAAAAAGGAAAAAAATACTACGTACGTGTCGAAGCTTGGGAAAGGGACAATAATGGTAAACATGATTACAATATATACACAGAGTATATAAATTAAACTCAATAAAGGAACAGAGCTACTCGATAACCGGGTAGCTTTTTTCTTTTGCAAAACAACTCAAACGATGGTGGTGATTAAATGGTTGAAAAAATTGAAGAGCTGAGAGCGAAAAAAGAAGGAAAGGTAACACCGAAAGCCCTTATAAATAATCTCCTTCTTGCAATTGAGAAAGACGAGGTTGAAGGTGTGGTATTTGTTGCGAAAGATAAAGATGGGCTTATAAGAACAGGTTGGAGCGATTTTGAATCAACGGAAGCTATCGGTCTGTTAGAGTGTGGAAAAGAGATTATTAATGATATGTACGAACAAATATAAACGGTTTAATTAATAGTAGGTGGTGGTGATCATGTAGTGGCAATAGATTGGGACAAAATCAGGGTTGAGTACGAAACAACCGATATTTCTTTATCTGATCTTGCGATCAAGCACAATGTCAAATATCCGACAATCAAAAGTCGCAAGCAGAGACAAGGATGGGAGAAGGATGCATCCAAAGATACGAAAGATGCATCTTCACCTAATAAGGATGCATCCAAGAAGAGCCGAGCAGGTCCACCACGTGGCAATAAAAATGCTGTCGGTCATGGCGCACCAAAAGGTAATCAAAACGCAATAGGCAACGATGGTGGAGCACCAGCACACAATTCCAATGCAGTAACCCACGGCTTCTTCCGCAAATACTTCCCCGAGGAAACTGTAGAAATCATGATGGAAATAGAAACCAAGTCTCCTATCGACATGCTTTGGGAAAACATTGTTATCCAGTACACAGCGATAGTAAGAGCGCAGCGCATTATGTTTGTACGTAATCAGGATGATGAGACAAGGGTATTAAAGAAAAAGAAGCCCGGTATGTTTGGTGATGAAAAAGAATGGGAATACCAACATGCCTGGGACAAGCAAGCTAAGTTTCTTAACGCACAATCTAGGGCTATGGCTACGCTACAAGGATTGATTAAACGGTATGAAGAGATGCTTAACAGTTCGCTGGCGACTGAAGAACAACGCTTGCGTGTTGAGAAGTTGAAAGGTGAAATAGCTATTCTCGAACATAAAGCTTCTAAGGATGATAATAAGCCTATTGAGATCCTCATCAAGCGAAAGGGCGATGGTTGATGATTGAAAAAGAGGTCAATCCGCACTTTGAAGATTTCTTGTTTGATTGGGATTATAAATTTTATTTTCTGGTTGGTGGCTATGGTTCATCAAAGAGTTATCATGTTGCATTGAAACTCATTTTGAAACTTTTAGAAGAGAAGCGTACCGCGCTTGTTGTTCGTGAGGTATATGATACTCATAGGGATTCTACGTATTCACTATTAGAAGAGATCGTTATAGATTTGGGATTAGAAGGTAAAGTAAAACCGATGACTTCACCGATGCAAATTAAGTTTCCTAATGGTAGCAAGATTATATTCAAGGGTATGGATAAACCAGTTAAGCTAAAGTCGATTAACAATATCTCAATCATTTGGATAGAAGAGTGTTCAGAGGTCAAGTATGAGGGCTTCAAAGAACTAACTGGACGTATGCGCCATCCAACTCTTCCATTGCACATGCTGTTATCTACTAACCCAGTTAGTACAGCGAATTGGTGCTATAAGTATTTTTTCAAAGATGCTAAGAAAAAACACTTTATACTCGATGATCAAGATTTGTACCAAGATCGTATTGTCATGATAAAAAACACGTACTACCATCATTCAACTGCTGATGATAACCTGTTTCTACCTCCTAGTTATATTGAACAGCTAGAAGAGTTGAAAATACATGACCCTGATTTGCACAGAATCGCTCGCAAAGGACAGTTTGGGGTGAATGGTGTAGTTGTATTACCTCAGTTCCAAACAAAGCCACACAGCGAAGTTATGGACGCCATATCGAGTATTAGGAAACCGATCATGCGTGTAGGTATGGACTTTGGTTTTCAAACTTCGTATAACGCTCTTTTACGGCTTGCGGTGGATCATACCGAAAAGATACTCTACATTTATTGGGAGTATTATAAAAACCAAATGACGGACGATAGGACAGCAGAGGAAATAGATGAGTTTAGGGTTTCTAAGGAATTAATCAAAGCAGATAGTGCTGAACCTAAAACCATTCGTTTTTTCCGCCAAAAAGGGTTTAACATGAAGGCAGCCAAGAAGTTCCAAGGCTCCCGAGCGCAGTACACAAAGAAGATCAAACGTTTTAAAAAAATCATATGTTCCGATCAATGTCCAAATACGATTGAGGAATTGAAGGAACTAACTTTCGCAGTCGATAAGCAAGGGGAAATACTCGAAGATGAGTTCACCATTGACCCTCATACGTTATCGGCTATTTGGTATGCGCTAGATGATTACGAGGTTTCGGATTTGAAAGGTGGCTCTGTTTCTTTTGACTAGAAGGTGTTTATGCATTCTTGGTATGAGGAAGTGAGTGGGAAGAAGTGAACCTTTATAGCTATTCTTCGGTGATGAAAGCTTTAATAACTCATATGAAAAAGAAAGCTCAATCTACTATAACAGTCGATTGAGCAAAAGGAATTAATGATTGTTAAATAATAAAATTACTTTCTTGAAGAATCTGATTGATCAACTTTTGGATCATCTGGTGATTCTGAAATATATTGATCAATGGCTTTTGTTACGTTATTGAGCGCATCTGTAAGACGCTTTTCGTGTTCGATACGCTCTTCCAATAGCCTTGTTTGTTTCTGTTCTTCGATTAGAAGTTCTTGATGATGACGTTCTCTTTGTTGGAGATCTTCTTTGTGGTGCCGATCAAGTTGCTCCGATCCAACGTTGGAGAGATGCCATGTAATGATGATTGGAATAATTATCTCCAGAAACCATTTGAGCTTTTCCCACGTCCAAAGTTCCAAAGATTCTTGTGGATCAGAGGGGACTTCAATAATGGGAGCCGATAAATCAGCATGCTCTTTTTTAGGTAATACATCAAGTAAGGTAGATGATAATTCATCTAACGAAGGATAGATTGAATCAGGTATTTGTAAGGGCAGAGGATGTGATATTTTTTTAACCATCTCGTGCAACTGATGGATCGACTCATTAGTGGTTAAGATGGAATCTGTTATATTTTTGTTCTGTCCTCGGTTTTCTAGGACATCTTTAAATGGTTGAGGAATATCTGTTTGAATCAATGGCTTAAAAACATCATTATTTTGTGCATAATCTAAATGCCCCTGAAATGCAGGGAGATTCATTTTATTTATCTTTGCCTGTATCTTTTGAATGTATTCAAAAGGGTTATTTTTCAAACCTTATTCACCTCTTTGTTACGGATTATGAGTCTGCACAAATTTCATTATTCGACATAAAAATGGGGAATCCTACAAATGAAGGAGATCGTATGTTCTTAACAGAAACAGATCGGATTAACAAAATGATTGCCGATGGTGCTAAGTCAGGAATGACATTAGAAGAGTTTATCCAACGAGAAGTAGACGAGTGGGAAACATCAAAAGTCCGTGAGCTTATGATCAAGGGTGATAAATACTATCGTGGCGATAGTGAGATTTTAAACAGGAAACGAGAAGTAATTGGTGATGGTGGTAAGGTAGAAGATAAGAACCTTGCTAACAATAAGCTTGTACACAACTTCGCAAGAAAACTAGCAGATCAAAAGGTTGGCTATCTGCTTTCTAAGCCTATGAGCGTACAAACGAATAACAACAGATATCAAACCTTGCTAGGAGAATACATTGGCAAGGCTTTTTTGCGCACACTCAAAAACGTAGGTAAGGAATCTATCAATAAGGGTAAAGCGTGGCTCCAAGTCTATTACAACGAGGCAGGAGAGCTATCATTCAAGCGCATTCCTAGTGAAGAAGTCATTCCTATGTGGAAAGATAGCGCACACACCGAGCTGGACGCTGTTATCCGTGTATACGAGGTTGAAACGTATGAAGGTAAAGAGAAGAAGACTATCAATAAAGTTGAATACTGGGACACTCAGGGCGTTAAGCGCTATGTGCATGATGGACAACTCATACCAGACGTAGAAATAGGTGACGAGGGTAGTCACTTCTCTGTAATGGATTCAACAGGGCAGGAACAAGGATTCAACTGGGAGCGAGTGCCGTTCATCTGTTTCAAGTACAACGATGAAGAAATACCGTTAATCAAATTTATTCAATCACTCATAGACGATTACGATTATCGTAAATCAGACAATGCGAACAACTTAGAAGATATGCCGAACAGTATTTATGTGTTAAAAGACTATGACGGTACCAACTTAGGGGAGTTTCGATACAATCTAGCTGCTTATCGCGCTGTTAAAGTGGCGGGTGATGGTGGAGTAGAAACCATTAGCTTGCCGATTGACACAGAAGCGTTTAAAACTCATGTGGAGATGAACAGAAAAGATATCTATGAGTTCGGACGTGGTGTTGATACGCAGTCTAATAACTTCGGAAATGACCCTTCAGGTATTGCGTTAAAGTTTCTTTACGCTGATTTGGATATGGATGCCAACATGATTGAGACAGAGTTCCAAGCGTCTATGGAGCATCTTCGCTGGTTCATTGATCAGCACATAGTTAACACAACTCAGCAAGATTTCAGCAATGAAACAGTTGAGTTTATTTTCAATCGAGACATTTTAATCAACGAAACGGATGCGATTACGAATGCAAAGAATAGTGTGGGTATCTTATCTGAGGAAACAATTGTCGCTAACCACCCATGGACAACTAATGCGCAAGAAGAGTTAGCAAGGAGAAAGAAAGAGCGTGAAAACATGATGGCTCAATCAGACCCATATGCTGACTTTGTTCCTAAGGATGAACCAGAATGAAAAAGCGCAAACAGCCACGTAGCTATTGGCAAAAGCGTAGTGAACAGGTAGTACAGTTGTCTTTTGATGAGGCTGACAAATATACCGAGCAACTTAGAAAAGAGTATGACCGAGCTATAGCAAGTATTAAGCGAGACATTGAGGTGTTCTATCAACGCTTTGCTAACAACAATGAGATTGATCTAGCAGATGCCCGTAAACTACTTACGGGTAGCGAAATGAAAGAGTTTAAAATGACGCTAGAGGAGTTTACAGTACGGGCTAAGGATAACTTAGATGGTCGCTGGACAAAGGAACTAAACAACGTCTACTACAAAACTCGTGTAAGCCGTTTAGAGGCTCTTTTAGTCCAGATAAGGCAATCAGTCGAGGAACTAACTTCGAAGCAAGAGAGAGGTACCAAGGGACTCCTGAGGAGCAACTACACGGACACTTATTATCGAACTGTATTCGAGATTCAAAAAGGTACAGGTGTAGGTGTTTCTTTTGCTCGAGTGGACAAAGAATCACTAGAGAAAACGCTACAAATCAACTGGAAGGATGGCAACTACAGCGAACGTATCTGGAGCAATCGAGATAAATTGCTATCCGAGGTTCAAACATTGCTTTCTCAATCGTTCATTCGTGGAGATAGTTCCGATAAGACAGCAAAGGCACTGTCTGAACGGATGAATGTCTCCTATTCCCATGCAGCAAGAATTGTGAGAACTGAGAGCAGCTATATCACCCATCAAGCTACTATAGATGGGTATAAGGCAAGTGGAGTGGTTAGAAAGTATGAGATTTTAGCCTCTTTAGATGGTCGAACAAGTAGAATTTGCCGGAGTCTTGATGGCAAAGTTTTCAAACTTAGCGAACAAGAGGTTGGGGTTACTTATCCCCCATTCCATCCGAACTGTCGAACAACTGTTGTTCCTTACTTTGATGATGAAATTAACGTAGGTGAACGAATCGCAAGAGATAACAAGGGTAATGTGTATTATGTTCCTGCTGATATGACATATGGACAGTGGGAAGAAAAATACGTTGCGTAAATGAGCCGTTTCGGTACTGTCGGCGTAAAAGAACAGGACATCACCGGACGCAACCGGGATAAAAAGCGTAGATGAAAGGGTGAGTAGCATGGATTGGTTGAAAAAGTTGCTTCAAGAGTTAGACATTTCTGAGGAACATATCGAGAAGATTACAGGAGGCGTAGAGGAAAATTACAAGGGATATGTACCAAAGCATAGGTTTGATGAGGTCAACGAAACTAAAAAGGATTTAGAGAATCAAATCAAGGACCGTGATAAGCAACTGACTGAGTTAAAAAAGGGCGTTGGTGACAACGAGGACTTGAAGAAGCAAATCGAGACACTACAAAACAATAACAAAACGAAAGAGGAGCAATATCAAGCAAAGATCAAAGATATGCAGGTGTCTACAGCTATCAAGCTTGCCTTAACAGGCGAAGCTCATGACCCCGATCTTATTGCTGGTCTCCTAGACAAATCGAAAATTGAGATCAATGAAGACGGCACATTAAAAGGTGGTCTTGATGATCAAGTTAAGGCGTTGCGTGAGAGCAAGGCTTTTTTGTTTGTAGAAAAACAGGAGGATAAAGGATTTCAGTTTAAAGGAGCACAACCTGCTGAAGGGACCAGAAGCAATGGAGATAACAAAGGACAGACAGATGATTTCGGTAAGCGCCTAGCTGATTTCGCTAAGAGTAATGAGAGTTTAGATAAAGCACGAGCATCTTATTTTGAGTAATGGAGGTCGATTAGAAGATGAGTAAATTTGTTGAAACCAACTATAGCAATAAAAAAGAAATCTTGAAGTTTCCTGATCATTATGTAGCTTTAGCTGTAACAGTTGATGATACAGGGGTTACAGCGAATGCTGAGGGAAAGAAAATAGTACCAGCTGGAACAATTTTGGGCGGTGGAGTACTAGCTGATCCAAGCAAAGTCGCAAAGAAAGCTAAAACAACTGCTGATAAGTCAGATGCAGAGGGTGTTCTATTAAATGACACTGATGTCACGTATGGCCCTGCATCAGGAGCAATGGTCATTCATGGATTTATCGATGTAAGTAAAATTCCAAATCAACCTGATGTTGCAGAAACTGCTGCGCTTAAACAAATTACATTTTTGAAATAAGAAAGGGTGTTACTGAATGAATATTTTTGATCTTGTAAACGCAAAGAACATTTCAACGTACTATCTAGCTAATCCATCTAACACGATTCCATACTTGGGAGCCACACTGTTCCCGCCCAAAAAACAACTTGGTCTTGATTTGAGTTGGATTAAAGGTTCACGAGGACTACCAATTGCATTAATGCCTTCTGAATTCGATGCAAAGGCTACACTACGTGATCGTATCGGATTCAGCAAAATTGATACGGAAATGCCGTTCTTCCGTGAAGCAATGCGGATTGGGGAGAAAGATCGTCAGGAACTAAACAAACTTGCTGCTTCGCAAAACGAAGCGTTAATCATGCCAGTTATCAATGCGATCTATGATGATGTAACTAACCTGGTAAATGGTGCACAAGTTATTCCAGAACGTATGATCATGCAGTTGCTTTCTACTGGAAAGATTAGCATTACGGCTAACCGATTGAACTATGACTACAACTATAAAATGCCAGAGGAGCACAAAGAAACGTTGACGGCTGATGCGAAGTGGAGCAGTCCAGACGCTGATGTGGTCGGTGATATTAAGACATGGCAGGATAAGGTCGAGGATGATACGGGTGTTCGCCCAACGAATGCGATTTGCACACGGAAAACATGGAATTACATCTTGCAGAACAAACCTGTACGACTAGATATGAATCCATTGGGCGGTCAGAACATCATCATGACAGACGCAATGATGAAGCAGTATTTACAATCTAAGTTAGGGATTAATGTAGCAGTTTACAATAAAAAGTTTGCTCTACAGGATGGTAGTACAAATCTATTCTATCCAGATGATGTATTTACGCTCGTCCCAGATGGAACGCTTGGAAACACATATTACGGTACCACACCGGAAGAATCTGATTTGATGGCGGGAAGCACAGTAGCGCAGGTTTCCATTGTTAATACAGGTGTGGCAATCACAACGATTAAAGAGCCACACCCAGTAAATGTAGAAACTATCGTTAGCGAGATTGTCCTGCCTTCATTCGAAACCATAGATACCATTTTCATTGCAAAAGTTGCTTAGTCAAGAAGGGGGATATCTTCCCTTATTTGATTGAAAGGAGAGAGTAGTTATGGCTAAGAAAGCTAGTCAGGAAAAGGATTCTGGATCAGTTGTATGGACTGTGAACGTGAAATATCGTGGTAAACGTTATAAGGCTGGAGAAGTGTCTGAAATCCAAGAAGAAGATCGGGAGGCTTTAATAAAAGATGGTGTTATCAGAACGGAGGAAGAATAATGATATGGCCTATTGTAAAAGCACGACTTAGGCTTTTTGATGACACTCTACAACCATTAATCGAAACGTATATCAATGAGATAGGGAATCGCATTATGCACTATTGTTGCATCTCAAACATTCCCACAGCATTACATTTTACATGGGCTTCTATGGTCATTGATGTATTGAGGATTGAACAAGCAACAGTCGGTGAAGTGGCTGCCACAACTGCTACTAGTGAGTCAATCAAGATTGGTGATACTTCAATCTCTCCAGGTAAAAGCGATGGAGTAACTAGCACATCAAAAGATGTAATAGAGTCAGTAGTTTTAAACTATCGAGTGGATCTAAACCGATATCGAAAGTTGGTGTGGTAATGGACTACATGAAATATCGAATGGCGATAGAACGCATGTATGAGGACAAGGCTACCATTAAACGGATAACAGAAACTGAAACGCCTTGGGGTGAGACAAAAGTTGAACCCACTACCATCTACGAAGATCAGCCTTGCCGACTCTCCCAGAAAGCTCTTGGAACAAATGGACAGACAACTACAGTAAACCAAGTTGTTTATGAAACTAAACTCTTTATCTCGCCAGACATTGTAATCCTACAAGGTGATGAGATAGAAGTCACAGGTAGAGGAGTTACACGTACTTATACAGCAGGTGAGCCATTCCCTTATCCAACTCATCAAGAGATTAGCATTCAACGCAAGGAGAAAGCATGATGGCAGGAAGCTTTGATATGGGTGATTTCGAACGTTTGGCAAAGGCTTTTCAAACAGCGAATGATGAACGTGTAGTAGAGCGATTCATCCGAGAATTTCTTATGGAGATGGCATACAGAGCTGAACGGAAAATAAAAAAACGGACAGTGGTTGGGCCTACTGGTGACTTGAGAAAGAGTTGGAGAGTAGGAAAGATTGAAAAGCGCGGTAACAATTATATGGTTGAAATCTTTTCTAACCTTGATTATGCATCATTCGTGGAATACGGCTTTCGCTCACATTGGGTACCTGGTAGATGGGAAGGCAACCAATTTGTCTATGATCCAGCAGCCAAGACAGGAATGCAGGTTGGTGAGAAAGGCGGATGGGTAGAAGGTCGATTTATGATGACAATTTCCATGAAAGAGATTGAAAAAGAGTTGCCACGCTATCTTGAAAAACGCCAAACTGAGCTACTTAATGACATTATGAATGGTCGACCAGCTAGAAGAGGTGATTCCAATTGAAATAACGATTAATGATGTCCGCAACGCTGTTATGTCAGCAATCAAAAAGGCATATCCAACAGCTAAAGTATATGGGGATCGACTGCCACAAGGTTTTAAGGAGCCTTGTTTTTTTGTACTCATGTTAGAAAGTAGTCAAGATAAGGAGCTAAACAGGCGCTACAAGCGTTTTCAACCGTTTGATATCCATTACTTTGCTTCATCAAATTCAGAGCGATATGAAGTAGCTGAGAAGCTAACAGACATATTGGGACTGGTTGAAATGCAAGGTAAACCAATACGAGGTACAAAGATGCGACACACAATTGTAGATGATGTGTTGCATTTTTTGGTTGATTACAACTTCCATGTTGTACGTCCAAAACCAGTTGTTCCAACCATGCAGAAACTGAAGATAGAAGGAGGTTTGAAAGATGGCTAAGGAACCTAGAAAGCCTTCGGCTTATCTAAAGACTCAAATTTTACAATCGAAACGATATACACCTGTTGAAAAAGACGTGATTACAGCGATTCTTGGTGATGAAAAACGATATACACACGATGAAGTAGCTATCATCATTCAGGATTTTAGAGGAGAGGAGGTTGTCTAATGGCTGGTGGTGGTGAATGGTTAACCCAAAACAAGGATCGTCCTGGTACTTATACAAATGTAAAGAGTGAACCAAAGCCGTTAGGTGCCATCGGAGATCGTGGTATAGCTACGATGGCGTTAGAATTACCTTGGGGCGACTCGCAAACGATTATTGAGATTCAAGCAGGAGAAAACATACTTGATAAACTAGGCTTTGATATTACTCGCGATGAGGTATTGCTTGTTAGGGAAGCCCTAAAGAGAGCGAAAACACTGAAACTATGGCGGTTAAATAAAGGAACGGCTGCTAAGGCAACGCTTGGGACAGTAACAATCACAGCGTTACATGGTGGAACACGAGGGAATGACATCACGATTGTTGTAGAAGAAGACGTTGACGAAGCAGGAACCTTTATTGTCAGTACCTTCCTAGAAGGCTCAGAGGTCGATAGACAACGTGTTAAGGATGCCAAAGAGCTACAGAAGAACCCATTCGTTTCCTTTGCAGGAACAGGCACTATGGAGGTTACAGCAGGTATCCCGTTGAAGGATGGGAGTAACGGAACAGCAACGAATGAGGACCATATGAAATACTTAGAACAGGTTGAGTTACAGGAGTTTAATACCATCGGACTCATCTCTGAAAACCCAACGTTAAAATCTGTATATGTCTCATTCGTGAAGCGATTATACGCCGATGAAGGAAAGTATGTTCAACTTGTTCTCGCAGACTATAGCCTAGCAGATACAGACCGTGTTATCTCTGTAAAAAACGGTGTAATCCTATCTGATGGTACCAAACTATCTAACATACAAGCTGTAGCTTGGGTGATGGGTGCAACTGCTGGAGCCTTGTTGAATAAATCGCTAACTCATCAACGTTATGACGATGCTGTTGACGTGATTCCACGTTATACGAACTCACAAATCATCGAAGCGATTAAAAAGGGGGAATTTTTATTTACCTTTACCAATGGCAAGGCTGTTGTGGAGTATGACATTAATACTTTCACCAACTACTCACCAGAGAAACGACAGCATTTCAGCAAAAACCGCGTTATACGTACATTGGATTCTATTGCGAATGATAGCAAACGTATATTCGAAGAGTACTATCTAGGAGAAGCAGATAATGAGCATGACGGTCGTAACTTATACCGTAAAGACGTAATCAAATATCTCGACACCATGCAAGAGATTAGAGCTATTCAAAATTTTAATGCTCAAACAGATGTGAAGGTTGTTGCAGGCGAACAAGTGGATGGGGTATATGCTGCTATGTGGGTACAACCTGTAGACTCCATGGAAAAGCTTTATCTCAATGTTCGAGTAAGATAGGCGGAGCAATAGCTTCGCTTTTTTGTGTTGTGAATACACGCAGAAAGGGAGGATCAAATGGCTTTTCTAAAATTCGAAGACACTATTTCTGGTCAAGAGGGACGTGCCTACGCCACGATTGATGGTCGTGTAGAAGAAATGTTTTGGCTTAAAAAGTTTGAAGCAAAGGTAGAAAAGATTAAAAAAGAAGGAAAGACGCTAAATAAACGTGGTACCCAGCATAAGGCAATGGGATGGAAAGGTACAGGCAGTATGACTATTTATTATGTGACAACCCTTTTCCGCCAGATCATGCTTGATTACATGAAGACAGGCAAAGACATTTACTTTGATGTTCAAATCACAAATGAGGACCCCACTTCTAGTATTGGAAAGCAAACCATTGTTATCAAAGGAATTAACCTTGATGGCATTACAATGGTTCTTTTAGATATAGACAGTGAGGATATGGAAGAAGAAATCAGCTTTACATGGCAGGATGCTGATATTTTAGATAGTTTCGCAAAACCAACTTTGGGATAAATAAAGAGGGCATCTTTAAGTCATCAAAAATGACTACTTTTAATCAGTTTGAATGACTACTTTGTTGTGGTATTATGGATGTATGGATATATGGATGTAAATAATTTTTTGCGAAAAACGGAATGAATAGTTTATGCTCTGGCGTAAACTAAAAAAGACCGTAGGTGCTGGTAACACCTACGGTTTGTACAAAAGACTGTCCCTTCAAAGGGGTGGCTCAAAAAAGACTTTCTGAAGAAATAGGCTTCCCAGGGTCCTTAGCTCAAGGGAGGTCTATTTCCGTCGGGGGAAAGACAGTATGGCAATTATTAGTAAGCCAAATGCTATCATTAATGAAATTGCCTCATATACCGTCATGCTCTCACCCCCCTTCCATTCGGAATAGGAGTGAGCCGACCACCCTTGAGAGAGCCAAGTCTATGTACTTATGGAAGATTATAACATGAAATAAGGTAAGACGCCCTTCTTATGAGGAGCGTCTTTTTTAAGTATTTAGATGCTAAACACCTAAATCATTGAAAAAGAAGCTGTTCGCCAAATTTGGCGAAAGGGGCATAGGCACCTCTACTGATAAAGTAAATACGAAAGTAATATTTTTACTTTATTTAGGTAGAAAGAAGCCATTAATCCTGTATTTATGTGTGTTGTTGCTTGATATAGATAAACTAATACTCTAGTTAAATAGGGTACTTTGTCATATATCTGACCTTAAACAAACTGGTTTAATGCATATTTATTATTTTTATTTTATTTACTAACAAGAAAAAAATTGTTTTCTGGTTTTTTTACACGTTTTACTCAGATGTAGCTCACTATTGTTGGTTAAACTGGTAGCTAGTTAAAAAAGTCGATTCTGAGGAGCATCTTTTTCATGGGTTATATACAAATTCATTAGTTCGTCCATATGGGTATTAATCTCGTTTTTATAGTATGAAATGTATTTTAGGAGTTCACTAGAATCTAGATTTCCTATTGAAGAAGACAGTGAACGATTTTTGACGTTAGTTGGAATTAAATCTAAACTTTTTGGTCCTACGTTAAAGCGATTAAGTAAAGAAAATAAATTTCTTGTGGTTTGTAAAAAGGCAACATCTTCGTCAATAATTCTATTAACAATTAGATAAGTTGAATCAAAAATATCAACAATCAATTTTCTCTTTTTAGGATCAAGATCTTTTAATTTATCTTCTAAATGGCGCACATCGGTAATAAAAACAAGTTCGTCGAAAGTTTTTATTTCAGTTCTGCCGATCAAATAATCTATCATAACACCAAAGTAGGTAGCTATTTTTTCTAACGTTTCAAAATCAGGCTCTCTTTCATTTCGTTCGTACTTTCCTAGAGCTGAGTAAGTAATATTAAGTCTTTCACTCAGTGCTCTAAGTGTAAGTTTTTTTTCATTTCTCAATGATCGCAAGCGTTCTCCAAAACTCACGGTAATCACCTCATGTAAATTATAACAAAATTGTTCCCAAAACGGGAAAAAAGTATTGACTAGAACCAAAAAGGGAATTATGATTGGTTTGTGGACAAAATGGGAACAAAGGAGGTGGGTAAAATGTTAACAATAGATGACATAGATATCAAGAAAATTTCGGTTGAAAGAATTAACCAAGGGATTAGTAGTTCAGAATTATCCAAAAAAGCTGGTTTAGGGAAAAACACGGTAAATAATATCGAGAAAAGAATAGTGACTCCAAGATCGCATACGTTAGGGAAAATTGCTAAAGCACTTGGTAAAAAAATTGAAGATTTTATGGTTAGTTAATTCACTATCAATATGACTAGTTAGGAGGTGACTAATATGGAGAAGATGGTTCTATCAAAAGATTTACAAGTTATTACAGCTGAGATTAATTCATATAAACAGATTGCTGGTCAAGCTATTTTTGAGATTGGAAAACGCCTGAAATATGTCAAAGAAAACGATCTAGTGCATGGGCAGTGGATTAAATGGCTTGAACAAGTTGAAATAAATCACAGTACAGCAAAGAAAATGATACAGGCCTATGAAAAATTTGGAGATGGGCAATCGATTGCCTATTTGGGGGTAGCGAAAATTTTCAATTTGCTTACCCTTCCCGACAGTGTGGATTATCAAACGTTTGTGCAACAAAAACATAAGCTGCCTCAAACTGAGGAAACAAAAACAGTGGAAGAAATGACTGTTCGAGAATTAAATGAGCTTAACAAAGCTCTTAAAGAAGCCGAACAGGCTAGAGATGCTGCGGAACGTCATACTAAATCTGTTGAAAAGTTAATGCAAGATACAAAGGCTGACATTGAACATTGGAAATCCGTAGCAGAGAACGCTAGGGGTGAAGTAAGGATTGAAACCAAAGAGATAGTTAAGGAGGTGTTGCCTGATAAGATTAAGTGGGAAATAGAAAAAGACAAGAGGTTACTAAGGGCGTTAAAAAAAGAATTGGATGACAAAAAAGAGAAAATCCAAGCTTACGAGTTGAGACAAACCGATGACTTTGACTATGAACAAGCTATTAAACAAAAAGAAAAACTTCAAATTGAAGCAGATATTAATACTTTACAGCTGAGGGTTCATTACAAAACGTTTGTAGAGAAAGCAGCAATTACTCCTTTTCTCCATGGAGCAATTGCAGTTACAGATGAAGTTGAGAAAAAAAGATTAGAAGAATTAGTCGAAGCAGCACAAAAAATTATTGATCAAACGGCAAGTGCCCTCAGAGGCAGAAAGGTGGTTGAACATTATGAATAAGGTAATGGTAGGAACTCAGGCAAGTCAGGTATATCCGTTTCTTGAAAAAATGCTAGATCGACAACAAGAGCAAGGTGGCATCATGAAAGTAATGCTTGAGAGAATGAATCAAGCAGAACGAAATGTAAAAAAAGTTGAAGAGAATGTGGAACAAAAGTTTGCACTAATGACAGAAATGGTACAAGAAGTGCGAGATAGTGTAACTCTAAATGATGAAGAGAAGTTTAAAATTCAAAGTGCAGTACACTCCTTATCTATCGAGTTAACAAAGGAGTACTTAGCTGGAGAAGAAGTTTCAAGAGACGAATTTAGTAAGTTAGTTGGCAAGTTCCGTAGAAGAATATGGAAGGAGCTTAAATCAACTTTTGAGGTGGCTAGATATTCTCATATTAGACGAGCAGAGTTTGAAGAATCGATGAAGTTTGTTAATGACATGAGTATGAGTGCATTTATTAATCTATAAGGAGGTTTTAATTGTGTTCTATTTAAAAACAAAAGATCGACGGAATAAAGAGTTAGTAGTGGATATCTATGATGATGAGATCTTTACTAAATGCGTGGAGTGCGGGAAAGAAATACAAGCAGATAGCGAGCTTTTGATCAATGTATTAGAGAATGGAGAGTTTGCATCAACTTATATTATGTGTGAAAAATGCACGAAGGACAAAATAAAAAGTTCACCTTCCCTAGTCTTGGCGGACAGAAGATGAACTCATAAATAAATTTCGGGCAACGCCTTTTTCAAAAAATTATAGCATAGACTTCACGATTGTAAAACGGAATATAGGGTAAATATTTGAGTTATTTTCCGAAAGACACTACTGTTGAATAATTTATTTCACCTATATTTAAATCTTTGAGAACACTAAGTGCTATAGGATAAGCGAATTCATCCATTAAATATTGGTTAGGGAGGGTAATTATTTTTGGTGCGATTTTATGGTTAATATTAATATTTATTTCATGTTCATGTTCTTCATCCTCAACCCGTTGAATTGTTGCTCTAACAGGGAGCTGTATTGATTCATCATTCATTATTATTTCTATTTCATATTCACACTCGTCATAACTTTTGACTGTAACAGACTTGATTTTAATTCCGAAAGAGATTCTGGATAATAATTCTCCTGGAGTCACATTGAAATAATCACATAGTTTTTCTAAAGTTTCGAATTGGACTCCTTTACCGGAGTTGTGAAACAAGGCTCCTAAAGTAGTTTTAGAAATGCCAGTTTCTCTAGCAACATCAACAATTTTTAAACCTCGTTCAGCCATCAAAACAGCAAGATTACACTTAATCATAGTCAACACCTCAGTTCTTAGAGTAACATACTCAAAGTTAAAAAACCAATAGTCTGGTCTAAAAGTGTTGACAGGAACAAAGATTAGAATATATGCTATATTTAGCCTTAAAGAACAATAGTCTGGTCTTTTTGATTAAATGTAAATGTTTTAAGTAAGGAGGTGTTATATGTGTTGAAATCTAATTTGCCCATTTTAATGGCAAAAGACGGTATACGTACAGTTGCTGAGTTGTCTGAGAAGACAGGTATTTCTAAGACAACCCTAAGAGCCGTTTATTATGGGAAAGGGAAAGGCGTGCAGTATCAGACTCTTATAGCGTTATGTCGTTTCTTTAAGGTGGGTATAGGGGACATTTTGGAATTAAAGAGAGAGGAACCGGCGTAATAGCGTAAGGTTGGGAGATGCGTACTGCAACAAACAAACGAAAGGAGTGCTATTGTATGGAATTGATAAAGATTAACCAAACTGAGCGCGGTATGACTGTTGACGCAAGAGAATTATATGAGTTTGTGAATGTCGCAACGCCTTTCCATAAATGGATAGAAAGGAGAATAGAAACATACGGATTTCAGAACGAGAGAGACTTTTGGACATTTTTGTCCGAAAGTACAGGTGGTAGACCGTCTACAGAGTACGAACTTTCAATTGGTATGGCAAAAGAACTATGCATGGTAGAAAACAACGAGAAGGGTAGTCAAGCACGGAAGTATTTCATCGAATGTGAGAGACGCTTAAAAAGCTTAGTACCAACAACAAAAGGTTTTCTGGAAGAAAAGGTCAGTGTTCATTTTTCAATTGCAGAGAGGCTTGAAAAAGTGTCAGGTGTAAAGAAAGGGATAGCTATTGCTTGCGCTCTCCAATCAATCGAAAAGGAAACAGGGATAGACACTAGAGAGTATGTTAAACTTCTACCTGCTGCAGAGCATGAGGTTGGAAGAATGACAGCTACTGAATTAGGAATGCAGGTAGGCGGAAAACGCGCAGTAGAAATTAATAAAAGATTATTTGAACTAGGGTTACAATACCAAAGAGAGTTTGTTCGACTATCGAAGAAAACAGGTAAAGAAAAAACAGAAAAGGAATGGAGGCTAACTGAGGAAGGTGAAAAATACGCAGAAGAATTTCCTTATAATCGTAACGGGCACTCTGGATACCAAATCAAGTGGAGTAAGACAGTGCTTCCTCTTTTTAATGCGAAAAAAGATGAAAAAGCAAAATAAAAAGCCGTTCCTGTCCGGCAAGACACTAAAAACGGCTTAAACAAATAACCGGGCAACGCCCATTTACTTACATACATTATAACCACATACAACCAGATTGTAAACTTGGTGTTGCCCCAAAATATGGGGGAATAGTAATGAGTACGCTCATGCAATGGTTGGAACCAGCGATACAAAAACGTGTTGATGAGGTTTACTATATTACAGATGAGTCAGAGGGAGTCATTCAAGGTCAAAACGAGTTTGATATAATCATGGAAAAATTAAAAGAGTTGCTACCAGAAGAAGGAAGATTGCTTAATAAATTATGTGAATCAGTTACGACTATACGAGCTTCAGGAGAAGAGGTAGCATATCGGTCAGGTTTTAAAGATGGTTTAGGAATAAGTAGAGAAATTAGTCCAGGAACCATTTTCCATCAATAATAATGTTTTAGACACACTCATATGGGGTGTGTCTTTTCTATTGAAAGGGGTGATGCTTATGTAAGTCTCATGATTAATATGCGGTGCAGTTAAAACAAAAACAAACAAATGAGAGGGGATATACAATATGAGTTTTCAAGATTTCTTTATGGAAGAGTTTGAGGATGCAGAGGTAGTTGAGCGTATGGTGAGAATCGGAGGAAAAGAAAGAAAAATGCAATTCAAGCCTCTAAGCGCAGCGCAAGGAGATGAAATTCGTAAAAATTGCCGTAAAGTTACACGTCACAAAGGAAAGAAAGAGGTTGATATTAACGAAGACACCTATATGGCTAAAATGATTGTTGAGACTACCGTTAATCCTGATTTTAAGAATAAGGAATTACAAGATAATTGGAAGGTTATAGGGGCTGATCAATTGTTATCAGCGATGAAAACAAAAATGATAGATGGTGAATATGCTGATCTTATTGCGGTAGTATCGGAGATCAACGGTTTTAATAAAGACATCAACGAATTAAAAGAAGAAGTAAAAAACTAATAGAGGAGGGCGATGCTGACGCTAGTTATGCATACTATGCCCTCCACGAACTAAATATACTTCCTAGAGATTTGATGGAAATGAGTCTAAAAGATAGAGCATGTATCTATCAATTTATAGATATTAGACTCGAAGCTGAGAAGAAAGCTAGGAAAGATGCGCAAAAATAACTCTTATAATCCTACCTGTAAATTTGGTACCATGTGGTAAATGAATATTTTAGGAGGTGCCAAGTTTGCAGGAAATTTTATTTAGTATTGTCGTTATACTTCTTATAACACTGATAGCCTTTTTTGGAATTAGCTCCAAAAAGAAAAAATTAGCACGTGAGAAAGCTATAGGAGCATATGAAAGCGCTAATTGTTTTCATGAATATGGTATTTCTCAGCTCCAACCAAGAGAAAAAGTTGATATTTTCTTAATGGACGAAAAAGTAGCAATTAAGTCTAAGGATTTAGTGGTTGAACTGCCTATTGAGCGAATAATAGCAGCTCAATATCTGAGAAAAACGGATATATTAAAAGAAAGTAAATCAGCGATAGCTCGTGGAATTGTAGGTGGAGTGTTGATTGGGCCACTTGGTGCAATAGTAGGTGGTGTTTCAGGGGTTGGTGACAAACATAAAAAAGGAAATTATCTTGTAATTAACTACACTACAGCAGATAGTAACGAAACGAAAGTTCTTATTTTTGATATGATTTTATACCAAATCGCTGACAAATTAGCAAAAGATTTAACAAAACAAATTAGAAAAATGAATACCAATAATGGAGTAATACAACTGTGAGCGTCCTATTTAGGGCGCTTTTTCTTATGCACTTATGCAAGAGAGGGTGATTACTTGGCTACGATATCATCAACCTTAAAACTATATGATTCGTTTTCCGATCCATTAAGGCATATTACACAGGCTTTAAACATTACTATTTCCACGATGGAAAAGATGCGGTCAACAGCAGAAAGAAATGGAAATATAGGAAAAAGTCTAGAAACAGCAAGAAGGCAAATAGCAAGCGTTGAGACTGGCATACAAAATGCTTTGGAAGGAGCGAGAAAGCAACAAGAGAATTTTAATAAGCTATTAGATACTGGTACTCAATCTGCTAATTCACTACTAGATTCCATTAAAGGATTTGTTCTTGCTTACGCGGGTATCGAAACAATTAGGAATTTAGGTAGCGCTGCTATTGGCGGAGCGATGGAACAATTAAAACTAAGAGATATGCTTATTGCTCGAACCCAAAATGTTGAACTAGGAACATCAATGTTTGAACAGTTTAAAAAAGAAGCAGTTAGGGTTGGGGCCGATATTTCAGAGTACTTGAACGGAACCTTAGGGAATTTATCTGTGACAAGTGACATTGGTCAGTTAAAACAATTGAATATGCTAGCCAAACAATTGAGCGCTTTTGATACTTCAGGGCAGGGTATTCAAGGGGCATTCTTCTCGTTAAAAGAGGCTTTGAGTGGCGATATCGTTAGTTTGTCTGAACGATTTAATATGTCAAAGGATTTAATTAGGCAATTCAAGATTGATAAATTAGGGAAGTCTGGTAACCTTGATGAGTTTATTAAACAGTTTAACAAATTATTAGAGTTTCAACATATGGGGAAAGAATCTTTTGAGAGGATGCTTGATTCCCCCGTTAAGAAATGGGAAATTCTCTTAAATAGAACCAAGTCCATGTTTGCAGATGCAGGCGAGGGAGCTGTCCAAGCCATAGTTCCCTTGATTAATACTTTAAACTCAGCTTTTGAACAGGAGAAATTTCAGGGATTCTTTACATTCTTCAATAAAGGGTTAGCTGGATTTGCTTGGTTTCTTTCTTTTATAGCAAACGGGGCGATGAGGACCTGGGATGTTTTTGTGCAATACTGGCCACAAATTTTATATTTCGTAGGAATACTAAGCATGTCTGCTATACCATTTCTGACAAAACAACTATGGGCTATGCTAGTCCCTATAAATCAAGCTATAGCAAGATGGGCAGTAGCATACTGGCCTATATTGGTAGTCGCAGTTCTTATAGGATCTCTAGTTATTGCACTTAGACATTACGGGGTAACGACAGAAGAAATCATAGGTTTCACAATGGGATTGTTTTACTCACTGTTTACTTTTATTCATAATCATGTCGGGCTGTTGTGGAATGTTATTTTGAGCTTTGCAGAGTTCTTTGTGAATGTGTTTATTGATCCGGTTTATGCTGTTCAGAAGCTATTCTATGATCTAGCCATTGTCTTCAACACGTACATGTACAACATGTCACGTTCAGCAGAAGACTTCGCTGGTAACTTCATGAAATCTATTTTGAAAGCTATCAACAAGACATTAGAGGGTTTTAACTGGCTGGTTGAAAAAATGAATGAAATGTTTGGGACAGACTTTACTGGAGCCAAATTATTTGATGAGGGTAACATTCATGCGGTAAGCGATAGTATTAGGGAAATGATGGATAGAATTGAGAAACCTACTACCAGTCGTGATGTAATCGACCTCTCTAAGTATCGAATGGTAAGCAACACTCTAAGTTCGTCATTTGGAGATGGGTACTACAAAGGTTACAACCTTACAGCGCAAGCAACTCATCCATTTAATCCAAACGTTAACGGAGCAATAAACAAGATTAATAGAGTTGATGAAGTAGGGAAAATCAAAGACAAAGTAGACATCTCAAATGAAGACTTGAAAATGATGCGTGAGTTGGCTGAGATGAAGAGTATCCAAAACTTTGTATCGCTTACTCCTACCGTACAGGTTCAAACAGGAGACATTAACAAAGGTGCTGACATTGATACAATCGTTGCTCGAATTACTAGGTCACTAGAAGAAGAGATTGCAAACTCTGCACAGGGTGTATATGGACTATAAATAAGGAGGAGAGAAGATGAACAGAAATGTGGAGGTAAGAGTTTTATCCTATAAGATTGAACAGGGCATCAGAGACGGGAAACTGATACTTGAACTCGATTTTGATAATCCCTTTGGTGATATTCAGGAATATGCTAAATTCGTTGATGCGTTCCATACCTTTTTGAAAGAAAAGGGATATGCTACTCACGTTATTAGATCGGCTAAAAGTGATGTAGATGTAGATGGAATTTTGTCTAAGATCAGCGAGTCTTTAGAGAAAGAGATAGCGAACTCTACTCAAAGGGGTGTATGACATTGCGTGATGTCATGATGAGCCTCAGTTATAACAACGAAGAAAAAATCATCTACTTCCCCGTGTTACCAGAAAGCATTGAAATTAGTGACGGTAGTAATAGTAAAACATATACAACAGTTGGTTTAGGTGAAATTAACGTTATCAAGGAGCCTAAACTCTCTGTATATAAATTTTCTTCTGAATTTCCTAATCAAGCATATCCACAGGTTTCTAGGCCAGCTAACTTAAAACCACCTAAAGAGTATGTAACACTCATTCAAGAATGGTTGAAAACAAAGAGACCATTACGTTTTATTTACACAGGTCAGAGTTTTGATATTAACGAGGCAGTATCCATTGAATCGTTTGACTGGAAAGAGACAGCCGGAATGGGTGGAGACATCGAGTTCAGCATGACTCTGAAAAAGTACAAATTCTATGCAGCTAAAAAAGCAGATATTTTAAAAATCAAGGATGCATCTGGGAAAGAAAAAACTGTTGTTCAAAAGAAGCCTGCCCCCCGTCCAAGTGATAAACAGCTACCAAAGACACATAAAATAGCGAAAGGTGATAGCTTGTGGGTGATATCCAAGAAAGCCTATGGAAAAGGGGATAGGTGGAGAGAGATACAAAAACTAAACGGGCTTACAGATGCACAGGCAAAGAAATTGAAGGTTGGGACTACACTGAAACTGCCTAGTTAGGAGGTGCAACGGCTTGGAAATTCTAATAGACAACAAGAAGGGGAACGTTTGGGACATCACAGATATAACAGAAGATGTTACATGGAAGACAAGCCGGTTCGGAAAACCCTCTAGCTTGTCTTTTTCTTTTGTAGATCGGGGTATCTATCAAGATACATCATTTCAGATCAACACGGGTGATATTTTGAGATTTCGAAAGGACGGGACCAACGTTTTCTATGGCTACATCATGACGATTGGTTCTGGAATGGATGAGGATGTAAAAATTACTGCTTATGATCAACTCAGGTATTTGCTTACAAATGATACGTATAAATTTGTAAAAAAAACAGCAACAGAAATTATTCAAAAGATTGCTGGAGATTTGGGATTAAAAACGGGGAATCTTGAAAGTAGTGGATACAAGATTCCTACTATGCTGGAGGATGATAAGAAATTATTAGATATCATCTACAAAGCGCTAGATGCAACAATCATGGCCAACGGGAAAAACTTTGTTCTATACGATGATTTTGGACAGCTTGTCTTGAGGGATTCAAACAGTATGTTTCTTGACTTTTACTTAGGTGATGAAAGTCTCATGTACGATTACAGTTATGATACAAGTATTGATACGGATACTTATAATCGTATTAAGATCGTACAGGACAACAAGAAATCAAAGAAACGTGATGTCTATATTGCACAAGATTCAGCAAGCATTAACAAGTGGGGGCGTCTACAACTATTTAAAAAGGTTGATGAAGGAATAACAAAAGCGCAAATCACTCAGCTCCTCAATTCTTTAATTGCTGTAAAAAACAGAGAGACAAAAAGGTTATCACTTAACGCTATCGGTGATATCCGAGTCAGAGCAGGCTGTTTTGTTCCCGTTTCTATCCAGAGACTGGGGATAAATCAGCCTTTTCTTGTGGATGAATGCACCCATAAATTTGATGGAACAGAACATACCATGAGTGTGGAATTGAAGGTGATTTAATATGAGTTTGTTACGAGCGATCAAACAGGTAAGCCAAGGAGTAAATGATACACAAAGTCCTGTGGTTGTACTTTTCGGTATCGTAGAAAAAATAGATCCACTAGAGGTCAATATTGAACAAAAGCTACTACTTACAGAAGAATTTTTGATTATCCCTGAAGCTGTACAGAAATATGACTTCGAAGAAGGGAATAAGCTTCTATTGCTACGGATGCAAGGAGGAAATAGTTTTGTAATTTTAGATAGGGTGTGAATCATGTGAGCATATTACCACAAGGCTCTACAACGTTTTCCATCATCGAGGAACAGGAGCAACCAAGTAGAACGTATAAGCTGGATTTTAAAACGAAACGAATCGTTACCATGACAGATGGACTAGAGGCGTTAGAACAGGCCGTCTACAAAATATTATCAACCGAACGGTATGAATACCTTATTTATTCGTCGGATTATGGCTTTGAACCACCGTTTATGTTAGATGAGGTGACGTTTCGTTCTGAGATCGTAAGACGTATCAGAGAGGCGTTACTACAGGATGATCGTATCCTTGATGTCGTAGACTTTGAAATTGAAATAGAAGGGGATAGCGCCACGGTTACTTGTACGGTTATCTCTAAATATGGTGATTTTAAAATCACGAAGGAGGTGGACATGTAATTGTATGAAGATCAGACTTTTGATGTCATCATGAATCGTGTTTTAGATTCAATCAAACATACGCTGGATAAGAGAGAAGGCTCAATTATTTATGATGCTGCTTCTCCTACGGCAGTAGAAATAGCGCAGGTCTATACAGCCATCATGACTTCTTTGAGGATTGGATTTATCGAAACGTCTTCAGGGGAGTTCCTTAGATACTTAGCCCATGACAACGGAATAGAAATAAAGGATGCTCTTCCTGCTAAACGGAAGGGTATTTTTTATGACCGGAATAATGAACCGATCGACATTCCATTAGAAAGCCGTTTTTCTATTGATATCCTAAATTACAGAGTGATTGAAAGGATTAAAAAGGGCGAGTACGTTTTGATCTGTGAGACTCCAGGAATCGTTGGAAATCAGGTGGGGGGAACATTAATCCCTACTGATTATATCGACGGGTTAGCAAAAGCTGAACTAACAGATATTCTCGAACCAGGAGCAGAAGAGGAATCAGAGGAAGAAATAAAAAAACGTCTGCTGTTTAAGGTAAGGATGCAGGCTACCAGTGGAAATAAAGCTCATTACATCATATGGGCAACAAGTGTAGAAGGCGTAGGTGCGGCAAAGGTTATCCCGTTATGGAATGGTCCTGGAACAGTCAAAGTGATTATCATTGATCCAAAGCATAAGCCTGTCATCAACGAACTTATAACAAAAACGGCTGAGTATATTGAAACGGTAAGACCAATAGGGCCTGCTGTCACAGTAAAGACGGCAACTGCTAAGAAGATTGATGTAAATGCAAAAATCAAATTAGTAAAAGGAGCTATCCTTGCTGAAGTCATTCAAGAGTTTCAAAAGGCACTAGATGATTATTATTTTTCCATATCATTCAACGAGCCTGTGGTTAGTTATGCAAAGGCGAGTTCCATTCTCCTTGGAATCAAAGGAGTTATTGACCATTCAGACCTTACGGTTAACGGGAAGGTAGCAAACGCTGAGATTGGACAAGAGGAAGTGCCCGTAGTTGGAACAGTTACATTACTAGAATAGTGGTGATTGAATGGAAAACTCTTTGCTAGAACATCTCCCTAGCGACTACCACGAGTTCGAAGAAATGGTAGAGTTACAAAATGCTTTGTCCAAAGAAGTAGTGGCCATCATTCAAGCTGAAAGGGAAGCGATTGACCAAAGGTTCATACACAAAGCAACGTGGGGGCTTGATCTATGGGAACAACAGTACGGCATTCCAACCAATAGAAGTAAACCTTTGGAGCAACGCCGTGCGGTTGTAATGGCTAAAAAACGAGGAACAGGAACGGTTACAAAAGAAATGCTACAAAACGTGGCGGCTGCCTTTTCTGGCGGAGAAGTAAAGATAATCGAATATGCTTCTGAGTATCGGTTTGTTGTCCACTTTGTAGGTACATTAGGTACTCCACCTAATATAGAGGACCTTACTGCAATCATCGAAGAGTTAAAGCCAGCTCATTTAACCTTCGAATATAAATACACGTATCTAACTTGGGACGAACTAGATTCTTATAACTTCACATGGGATGAACTGGATCAATTAAATCTGACGTGGGATGAATTAGAAGTGTATAGACGATAAGGAGGGAAGAAATATGCCGACATTAACGCCAAGATTAGGCATCAAAAAACCACTAGGTAACGAGAATGTTTTAAGGACACATTTTAATGAAAATTGGGATACCATCGACAAAAAAGTTGCCACCCAGGAGGATTTTGGTAAACATGCAGGTGCTGGTGGTGTAGCTCACGTTTTAGCAACAAATAAACTGGCAGGTTTTATGTCGCCAGAGGATAAAGACGCTTTGGGATCATGTAGTAAATATCGAAGTGGTTATGACGCGACAAGTCAGATTTATACGATCGTCGAGTACAAAAGAGAAGATGGCACATCTTATATGACCTCTTCTCTATCGAATAAAGTAGGAAATGTTTACAAAGTAGAAACTCGACAATACTACGGACCCAATGGGATAGGATTGGGAAAGAGAGAGGTGTATGATATCACTTATGATGTTAACGGAAATCCAGTAAATGAGGTGATGAGAAAATGATCGGCACTGAGGTATTACGGGACCATGGGATAGGATTGGGAAAGTATAAAATAAATAGCAAAATACCTTATACTTCCCTGGACAATTTAACCAGACGCCCGATTGTAAACACCCAGAATATCGGTGAGTTAAGTCAAGGAATTTATGTAACAGCAATTGATCGAGATAGCAACGATAACGTTTACGTTGGATGTGATGGGAGTTCGTCTTATGAGAGGCATTGGTTACACAAATTTGATAAGCATCTCAATGAGCTGTGGAAAGTGGAGAAATTCACGATACTTACTTTGGAGGTTAGTCCTTTAAATGAGCTATATGTTTCCGCAATTCTTCCATCAAGTAGCACGACTACCTTTCAATTTGCCAAGGTAAACACAACGAACGGGGCAGTAATTTGGTCTAAAAATCACATGGGACGTAATATCGCTTTTGATAACGAAGGTAATATTTATGTGGATCATAATGATTCATTAAATAATAAAGTGCTAAAATATAGTCCTTCTGGTGACCTCCTTTGGGAAAAGGCACTTTGGAAAAGTACAACTGGAACATTAGTGACTTCGATTGCTGTAATCGAGAAAAGTGTACTTGTTCTTGGGGATAAACTTTACAATATGAGCACAAGTGATGGATCATTTATCTCTTCAACTCATCCAGGCGTATCCAAATGGAAAACAGACGGGAGATATCTGTACGGATTAAAAGGAAGAACATTAGTAAAATTCACTTCGTATCTTTCCCGGCTATGGGAAGTTACTCCTCCAGCAATGTATGGAGGAAAATTGGCAAGAGACCTAGCTATTAATATGGAGGGTGATATTTATGTGCGTTACTCTGGGGATATTACCGCAGATAGTGCATATATCAAAGTGTCCGAGGGAGGTACCATTATAGAGAAAGATATTATTTTTACTGATATGTCAGGGACCGGTGACATTACTATTTCTACAACGGACGACATTTACCTAGATGGATTACGTACCTACGGTGCGTATGTGATGAAACTTCCTAGTAGCTTTGCCATTACGAAGTAAAGGAGTGAGGAGAATTGAAATTCTTACAGTATGAAAAAGAAACAGATACAAAAGCACTTGTAACCACGATTCACTACAAGCCGTTTGATAAAGTAGATGGACTTGGAAAAACCAAGGAAGAGCTAGAGGAAGTAGGTATTCTAGTTGATTACATTCCCCCTGTGATAGATGAAATCGGAAAACGAGCTTCTTTGTATATTAACTTGAAAACAAAGGAACTCTGGTATGAATATGTAGAGATACCTTCAGGAGATACCGACGATTTGAAAGCTCTTAAAGAGAAAATGGAACAGCAGATAAACGCCATGACAGAAGCTTATGACGCCATAGCTGTTCAATCTGAGGAGATTATTGAATTACATGCCCAAATAGAACAAATTAAAGGAGGAAAAGAGAATGGAGCAACCATATAGAGTCAAGGTGTACGCCTATTTAGTGGAGATTGGACGTAGAGAAATTAAATCACTACCAGAGGAGTACAAAGTACCTGTAGCTGAATATATCGTTGAGCAAATCGAAAAACCAAAGAGTAGCTAAACGCCTTTCTCCTATAACGAGATGGGCGTTTTTTTATGGGAGCATAGGGGTGATTAGATGGACGAAACAGAGGAAGAAAATGTGATAGATAACCAGACTCGCTTTACTGATTTGTTTTGTATGGCATGGCACTTAAAGAGTTTTGTTCATGATGCTAAACGTGAACAAGTTGCTGATTTCATGAGACCGTGTGAGACTTGCCCGAAATCAGAGGGGTGTGACCTCGATTTCTATGTTAAGTCAATAGAATTGACAAGGCTAACTGGTGTCGGAATTCATCCTGGTTATTTAACTAATGAAAAATTTTTAGAAGAACTAAAATCATTATCTTGACGGTGTGGTGTTGTATGGGAGCTTCGGCTCCCTATTTTATTTGCCCCAAGGGGGTGATAAGGAGAGGGAAAACATGGAGGAACCACTTTTTAACGCTTTATTCACACAAGGGCCGTTTGCGGCTTTGTTTGTATGGCTATTGTTTTCCACCAAAAAAGAGAGCAGGGATCGTGAAACCCGATTAGTTAAACAAGCTCAGGCACGTGAGGCAAAGCTCATGGAACATAGCGAACGAATGGCAACCCAGTTAGAACGTAATACAGCTACATTGCAACAGATTGAGCGAAGTCTAAACGGCTTGGAAAACGAATTACAAGAACTAAAAGAAAAGGTGGGCTAAGGATGATAGAGATTGGTTTAGTAATTGCGGTAGTAATGGCTTCAGGAGCATGGCTGAAAACACGGAGTTGGTTCCCGAATGATTACATTCCTCTCGCTATTGTTGTGATGGCAGTGGCTTATAATGCGATAAACGCTTTATTGTTCGGGGGAGATTTACTAGAAGCTGGCAAGTTGGCTTTTATTGAGGCAACGGCTGCTATTGGGATCCATTCAGGAGTTAAGAATTCGTTTCAGAAGGGAGATGCGGAGTAATGCAGACTATACAGGATTTTGTTCCAGCAGGGAGAAAGAACCGTCCAGAACGTAAGATGATTCCAAAATACATCACGATTCATAATACAGGTAATGCAGGAAAAGGCGCTGATGCTCTTTCTCATGCTAAATACATCAAAGGTGATGCGGCTGCACAAAGACAAGCATCTTGGCATTTTACTGTAGATGATAAACGCATCATTCAGCATTTGCCGTTGGATGAAATGGCTTGGCATTGCGGTGATGGTAATGGGCCAGGTAATTCATCATCTATTGGGATTGAGATTTGCGAGAACAGTGATGGAGATATTCGAAAAGCAGAGGATTTGGCTGCTCAACTGGCTGCTGATCTGCTAAAGCAGTTTAATCTTGGAATTGATAGAGTTAAGCAACATTGGGATTGGAGTGGGAAGAACTGCCCTCACGTTTTAAGAGCGCGTCCTAATGGCTGGCGAGACTTTGTAGCATTAATTAAATCAAAAGGAGAGGTTAAAATGAAACCAGAGGTAGCGAATGAAATTATTAGCCATTTACAAGGTCAATGGGCTTTGTACAATCAGATGGGTATGAAGGATGATGCTGTGAGGATCGGACAATTGGCCGATGAGTTGAGGGTTGCTAGTGGTCAGGTAACTAAGAATTAAGAAATGTTTAGTATTTCTCTTAACAAATTTGAAGTGCACCCTATAGGGTATTGGAAATACTTGGGTTTATCTAATGGAATTAGGGGCACTTCAAATATTTTGAAGTAAGTCTTTTTGCATTTGCTAAAAAATGTTACTATGGTGGGTAAATGACGAACCCAGATGGTGATTATGTGAATGTATTGGCTTATAGAGGTAGAATGAAGATGATTGAAGATTTACATTACTTTATTGACCTATGTAGTGAAGCAAGTATCATAACTGAATCTAGTGGTAAACTAATAGTTGATTTAAGTGGACTTACAATGATTTCATCATTAGGGTGTATTGGATTATTATCAGCGTTAGATACATTAGATCGTGATTTTTATCTAGACATATCTATTCCAGTTGAAACAAATGTAATTGGTTATATGGAACGGATGGATTTTTTTAAGTATTGTCCTAAAGATGTAAGAGATTGTTTCGAGAGAAAGATTGATATGGAATACTATTATAAACGTCAGAGAAAAGATACCACAAATAAACTTCTTGAAATTCAAAAACTAAATAGTGCTGATGAGGTTGAAAAAATATGTAAATCTACTAGAAATATCCTCGGGAACGGACTTAGAGAAGGTATCAGAGTGTCAGATGTAATAAGAATTGTTTCTGAATTATCGAGTAATGCGGTGGAACATGGTGAATGGAATGCATACGCAAGTATCCAATACTATCCCACTAAAGGCACAGTTGAAATAGCTATTGGTGATAATGGGATAGGGATATATAAGTCGTTGTTCAAATATGTACGGAAAAGAGAGAAACATGAGGTAATTCGAAGAGCAATTATGACTAGAGCATCTCGATACATTGATGATGATCGAGGTAGAGGATTAATGGATGTAAAAAGAACAACTTTCAATAATTCATATAATGCATCAATTTACCTCCGAACTCATGATAGTTCCTATCAAATTCATCCAGAAAAATTAGAGTTAATGCTTGAAGGTAATTTTTTTTGGGGAACGTTCTTTCATATTGTTTTGCGCGTATAAAAAGTGTTGACTTATTTTAGAATAACTGATAAATTGTATTTAGGTTTCAAAAATGCTTTTGAAATCGATGGGAAGGTGATTTTCAATGAAGCCATTCGAGCTTTTAGGTGAGGTTGAGAAAAATAACTGGTTAAACAGACCTTCATTACAAGCAACTAAAGAAAGAATTATGGCTCGTATTGAAGAAGCTCCAAAAAGTACTGTTTTTTATTATGACCTTTCTGCTATAGAGTCCATAAATGGATCTGGAACGGATGAGCTCATAGGAAAGATAGTTAAGTGGTTAAGGGAAAAATCGAAGGAGCAGGATAAGTACCTCTTTCTCGATAACCTTAGTCCCATTGATGAATTTGATCATGCGTATAATATCCATATTTCTCTGGAAGATGCAAAAGTGGCTGTAATGGCAAAAGATAATTCTTCATTTATGGTACTAGGTTATCTTGGTCAAGCTTTGAAGGATGTTCTGGGGTTTGTTTACGAAAATAAGGAAACAAATGCACGTGAAATTTCTACGTCAATGGATAAAAAGCTTAACCTAGCTAGTACTCAATTGTTGGAATTATACAATATGAGATTAGTTAGAAGAGAAGAAGTTCAACTGTCTGAAGGTGGAAGACAGTATTCATATAAAAGTCTTTTTTAGGGGGATCACCCCCTTAAAAAATTGTCAACTTCAATTTTGGAATTGAAATCGAATGAAAAAAGTAAAAGAAAGGTGACGGTTTGGTGAGGTTAAAAAAAATTAGCCCTTGCAGAGGGCCAACGGTCGAATAACGACATTATCCATGATGGAAGTCGCTATGTTTAGCAACATTTTGGTCGAATGTTATGTTAAATGTACCATTAGGATGCCCTTATTGCAAGGCTTTAATTAAACTTGTAAAAGGTGGAATGTCCAGATGATGATTTGTACTCCGTATATTGTAAAGAATGGCAAGGTTATTTACCCTAAAAATTCGAAGCACTTTTGCTTTGAAGTGACAGAAGAACAGCATCAAAATTACCTACTGAAAAAGGAAAAAAGGAAGAAGAAAAACAAATAATTAGAAGCCCTGAACTGTGACCCGTAAGATGGACACTTTGAAAAAAGTGACCTTCTTACGGGTCTTTTGTGTTTTAATCAACTTATTAAAATAAAGCGAGGAAAGAATTGTGGGAAAAACAGTTTTCACGGAACAAGAAATGAAATATCTTGAAGCTAACCCTTATGTTCAGCATGTAACGTACAAAAGTATTACTTATGCACCAGCATTTAAGGTAGCAGCTGTCAAAGCGTATCAAGAGGGGCAAACACCTATGGAAATTTTTTGTGGTGCTGGTTTTGACATAGACGTTATTGGTCATGACAAACCAAAAACATGCTTAAAACGTTGGCGTAATGTGTATCAAATTCATGGAGAGATCGGCCTTTTAGAAGAACAACGTGGAAAGAAAAGTACGGGTAGACCCTCGACAACGGAGTTGTCCGTAGAGGAAAAGCTTAAACGAGCTGAGGCACGTATCAAGTTTTTAGAGGCGGAGAACGACTTTTTAAAAAAGCTCGACGCGCTCGAAAAGCAGAAGTTGCAGAGGTAACGTTATCCCCCTCCGAGCGCTATCAAATCATTAATCGCACCATACGTCAGTACAATTTGCGTGATGTAACACGATATCTTTGTAAACTTGCATGTGTTAGTGCGAGTGGCTACTACCGTTGGCTTCGTGCGGAGAAAATTCGACAGCTACGAGAGGATGCGGACGAGCATGACATTAAACTTATCAAGAAGCACTTTGACGCTCTTCATGGTAAAGCAGGAGCATTAGTTATTAAGATGCGACTTGAGCGTGAAAGTGGAGTGATCATGAATCATAAAAAGATTCGTCGATTGATGCGAAAGTATAAACTTGTTGCTACCATTCGCCAAGCCAATCCCTATAGAAAATTAGCTAAGGCAACACAAGAGTACCAAACATGTCCCAACCTGTTGCAACGTCAGTTTGATCAGGGAGAACCTGAAAAAGTGCTGCTCACCGATATTACGTATATGTATTACGGTAATGGTCAATGTGCCTACCTGTCGGTAGTCAAGGATGGGGCAACAAAACAGATTTTAGCTCACTATCTTTCTTCATCTTTAAAGCTTCCATTGGTGAGGATTACTTTGAAACGACTGTTCCAACGGCTAGATGGCAACATTCATCCCGAAGCCATTCTACACTCAGACCAAGGTTTGCATTATACCCACTTTAAAACCCGTCGCTTAATCAAGAAAGCAGGCTTTAGGCAGTCCATGTCCCGTAAGGGAAACTGTTGGGATAATGCTTCAATGGAAACCTTTTTTGGTCATATGAAAGACGATTTGGAATATAAGACATGTCAAACGATACAAGAGTTGAGGGATCGAGTAGACAGTTACATTGATTATTACAATTCTGAACGTTACCAGTGGTCATTAAAAAAGATGACCCCTGATGAATTCAGAAGTCATCTTTTAGCTGCCTAGTTAGGTATTCTTTTAAAACTGTCTACAAATAGGGTCACAGTTCACCTAAGCGACTAAGGGCTTTTTTAAATGACCCAAAATATTTAAAAAAATAGAGTCAACTTTGTCGATCTGAAGGCGGGTTACTTTGTAGGTGAGACAGGGCTTTAATTATTCATAAGCCTAGAATCCTCTAGGAAGCTCTAGAGGGTTATTTTAAAAATAGAAATTGAAAAGGTGGAGGACAAATGAAAAGGTTTATAAAAAAAGTGAATCCAAATTTATTAGAAATAAAAAGGCATTTTAGGAATTCATTTCGAGAGAGTGAAAAGGAAAACGAAATTATAAAGCTTAGTACTAAAGATAAAGCTGATTATACTCACAAGAGGCTATATTTCATTTTAATTATTTTTGGGGTATTTTATTTATTGATTGGTAAAGCCACACAAGTAATTCTTAATTTAAGGTACTTTGAGTCGGATTTTTCCTTAACTTCTTTTTTAATTCCAGTAATATCTCTTTGTTTATTAATCTATTTGATGTTACTTACAATTTTCTATGTTGGTAGTGCAGGGAAGATACTAGGATGGTTGGGTACTGGTAAAGATATTCAATCTGAATACAAAGAGGAAATACTTCGATATAGAATTATAATCTCGTTAACAAAAATTTATTTGTACATAATTTTCGTATTTTCCATAGTATCGTTAGGTAATGAGAATATGGATTTTTTTAATGTAGCGAAATATGGAATTATCCCTATTGCATTATGTTATTATATGGTTGGATTGAAAAAATTTAAATTATATATTATATATGCTTTAATAGGTCTCATTAGTTTTATTTTAAACTTAACTTTTTGGTTTTATTTTATAATGATAATCACACTTATTATTAATTATGATGAAAGTATTTTTCAAAGATTGTTTGGTAATTTAATAAGGTTGATGGAGCATTTCCCATACATATTCAATCATATTTTTTATCCCATATTAGTTTCCATTGTGATAGCAATACCATTGTTGCATGTCATCATATTACATTCGACAACAGTAACTTTAAATGGCCCAGAAAATCCTGATAGTTCTGTAATTACAATAAAAATTGATGGCCAATATATACCTGAGATTACTAAAATATCTATTAATGATAAAGAGATAAATAAGGAAGACATTAAGTTGGTTTATAGTAAATCTAGTCTTAATATTGGTCCTGATATTGCGGCTGTTTTTACTCGCTTATTTTACCAAGGTGACAAATATAATTATATGGCATTAGTTAATATAAAGGAGCCTTACAAGCAAAAGGGTTTAAATAATGTAAAAGTAGAATATATCATACCCTCTTTTAGTAAGGTAAATGCAACAATAACTCATGAATTTCTGCAAAATTAACCTTTTATTATTAATACTGTGAGTTTGCAATGTGTCATTTTGAAAATAAGTTTTTTATTAGCAATTATCATGGCAATGTTAATTCTACCGTTTGGCTCATCAGAAGCGCATCCAGATAAAACAGATGCTAAAAGTGGGCATATAAAACATTCTGTGCCAAGCGAAAATTAGAGGGTTAGGAGTATCATGTTAATTAAATAGCTTAGAAGCATGAGAAAACCCTCCTTCTTAAATGGTATTATCCCCTTTAGGTAGACAGTAAGAAGAAAGCCCTTTACTGTTTACTTGGAGGGGAATTTTTATGAGCAGCACTAAAAAGACGTATTCTCTTGAATTCAAACATCATGTAGTGGAATGTTTTGAGCAAGGGACTACTTATAGGGAGATTAGAGAAACATACGGTCTTGATTTAAGAATGTTCCGCAGGTGGGTTAGAAAATACAGAGATGATGGATTGAAAGGCTTAGAGGATCGTAGGGGGAAAACAAGAAAAACAGAGAAGATTCGTGAAAAATCTCTTCCCCCGGCGAAAAAAATACAGCGCCTTGAGGCAGAGATAGAATTCTTAAAAAAGCTCTTAGAAACCAGAAGGGAGGGAAGAAGACCAGGAAGAAAACGGTAGAATTTAAGATCATTACGGAGTTGGCTAAACGGTTTCCTGTTTCACTTCTTTGTAAGATTGCTCAAGTTTCAAGAAGTGGCTATTATAAATGGCTGCGCTACCAAGAGTATCCGTCCCAAAAGCAGAAGGAAGAACAAAAGCTAAAAATGATCATCACGGCCGCTTATCAAAGATTTAAAGGCATTTATGGGTACCCACGGATACAAGCTTGGCTCCGCCAAACACATGGCATTCCCATCAATCATAAACGCGTATATCGACTGATGAAGGAATTAGGAATTCAAGCACGCATTCGGAAAAAACGTAAGTTTTTTGGTCGAAGAGAGCAAGTTGTCGTTTCCGAAAATAGACTAAACCGTGATTTTACTGCTTCACGTCCTCTGGAGAAATGGGCAACGGACATTACGTTTGTAATTTTTAATGGATGTCGTCTGTATCTGTCGGTTATTTACGATCTATTCAATAATGAAGTCATGGCTTATCGAATCAGTAAACGGAACGATCTGAAACTTGTTATGGATACGGTAAAAGCAGCTATTAAAAAAAGAGATGTGAATGGTGTCCTCTTGCATAGTGATCAAGGATACCAATACACATCCAAAAAATATAACGAATTTCTACAAGCATCTAATATTACGGTTAGTATGTCAAGAAAAGGTAAGTGTCTGGACAACGCTTGTATCGAAGGTTTTTTTAGTCACCTCAAAACAGAATGCTTGTACTTAGAATCTTTTACGAAGGCTGAAGAGGTGCAAAAGGCGATTAAACGATATATTCATTTCTATAATAATGAGCGTATTCAAGTCCGTTTAAATAACCTGAGCCCGGTGCAATACCGAGCTCAGGTTGCCTAGGCAAGGGTTTGTTTCCAACTGTCTACTTGACAGGGGTAAGACCAAAAAACGTTGGAGGGTTAATTTTACTCCGTAGTGTAGGAGGATGTGTCTTATTATCTACTGTATTCTTGAACTTCAAAGCTTTCAATATGACTGTAGCTAATGAAGTCTTTTCTAGAATTGAAAGGTCCGATGTTGTATTTCTTATTAACGATGTATGCTTCTCTACCGTTTCCTTTGGCTCTACCTTCATACCATTCGGTAAAGTTTCTTATTTCTTCATTTGTCATTTCATATTCTTTGATTAAACCACTATCCATGTAGATAACTAAGAGTGCGTTTCCAGTTGGATTCGGGTTAGGATTTGGGTCTGGGTCTGGATTAGGTTCAGGTTCAGAATTGCTATGTGAGTATACCTCTACAGTGTCTAGAGATCTATTCTCTGCATTAATACCACCAAAAACAAATGTCCTATTGTTTACTGTTTCGGATGCGGCAAGTCTTCTTTCTGTTAATAAATTAGGTTTACTTTCCCACGTATCTGAATTAGGATTGTATTGTTCAACTGAATTAATTGGAAGAGAATCCTTATTAATTCCGCCGATTACTAAAATTTCCTGATTAACGATGGTACTAGTTGATCCATATCGCCCTGTAGACAAATCTGATTTTTGAGTTACTGACTCGGTAACAGGATTATATTCTAAAACTCTTGATAAATTTGGATATCCACCAATAATATAAATTTGATTGTCCAATGTTACTGAGGTTGCAAACATAGTATCTGGAAAGTTAGTCTTCTTAAGATTCCATTGATCCGTAACAGGATCATATTCCTCGATGCTGTTTATAAACTGAATACCCTGACCCTGACCGCCACCTATGATGTATATTTTATTGTTTACAACTCCTACTGAGGTACCCCTTCTTTTGGACAGCATATTGGCTTTTTTTGTCCAGGTATTATTTAGAGGATCATATTCTTCTACTAAATTAAGAGGATTGTCTGAAGAATCGAGACCCCCGATAGCGTATATTTTTCCGTTTAATTCAACCACAGTTACTTCATGGCGTAGAGTTGGCATTGGAGCCCTGTCTTCCCATGTGTCTAATTTAGGATCATACATAAGTACACTATTATGAATCTTTTCACCTGGTTCTCTAGAAAAACCTCCAATTAAAAAAATCTTTTCATCTACTACAGCTGTTCCAATAGTAGCTAAAGTCTTTGGCATTGGAGTTGTATATTCCCAAGTACCAGTATTAGCTGATACAAAAGGAGCAAAGCAAAGACACAAAATAAAGATTGCAAATAATGGGGAAAGTATTTTTGGGAAAAATTCTTTCAATATTATCTCTCCATTCTAATATAGATATGAAAACATCTAGTAAGGCTCTCTATCAGCTTCTCATGTTTAACCTTAATATGTTAAGAAAGAGAAAAGTGCTTATCTCCTTTATGAGTGTATGTAAGAATAACGAATAAAAAATGTTGTAAGAATATTAGCTATGTCGGCCGACACATTTGCATTATACGAGATTAAATTTCATAAAACAAAACATAAATTGAAAAATATGTAATTAATTATGGTGTATTTTGTATATTTTTTAAAAAATATTTTCTTTTTTAATTATGATAGGAAAGAAATGTAATCTATTTCTAAGGCGTAACGGAACATTAAATCTTTTACACACAGAATAACCCCCTAGGAAGCCCTAGAGGGTTAATTTTAATTGAACGGCTTATTAATAACGTTTTTGAACCCCTTCCGTATATAGGAAGGGGTATCTTATTATCTACTGTATTCTTGGACTTCAAAGCTTTCAATGTGACTGTAGCTAATGAAGTCTTTTCTAGAATTGAAAGGCCCGATGTTGTATTTCTTATTAACATTATGATTTGTTGTCACAATTTGTCGAATCATAATAATATAATTATTCTGTAATTTATGGTATATTTCATAAAAATAAGAAATATATACCAAAAGGAGTTTGAATTATGAACAAAACAATGCTTACATCTAGCATCGTAGCTCTAATCCTAGCAATTGGATCAACAACTATTCAAGTTCATGCTGAGGAAAACGTAAATGTCCTATCATCAGAAGTGGCTAATGATATTGAATTAACAGCTGAACAAAAGGAAGCCCTTGAATTCTACGAAGAATATAAAGAAGTGTTTAATGAAGATGAAGCAGAGCCAGAAGTATTATCTTTGAGAAGTTATGATGATAATCAACTAGCATTAAGACAAGGTAATGTAATTGAGGCTTTTTTAAATGAGGATGAAGGTTTGAGCTTAAGAGATATGAAAAGGATTAAAGAATATGCAGACGAGGCAAGAGATACTGCAAAAAAATACTACAAAAATGATTCTCAATTGGAGGACGCATATAGACATTTTTTGTGGAATTATCTATCCGCTAATGATAGTCGTTTAGGAAAAGTTAGTACTCGGGTAGCAACAACCAATCATGAATGGGGTTTACTCCTTCGAAATGATGCACTAGATTACTACGGAGACAGTTTGTCGACGTTAATAAAAACGGGTATGAGTAGTAATGCTGCCATAAGTGCGGCTTTTGCTGATACTCTAAACGAACTTCCAAAAATGAAAAAAAATAAAATAAGATCGTTTTCTGACTTTAAACGGTATGTTGATGACTCAAATGTAATGGATTGGAATAACAACGAGTTTGGTAGATACTATTCATATATGAAGGATAAAGATGACGCATTTAAGCAAGCAAAACCTTTCCTAATTTTGGCGGAGAAAAAAGTTTCAAGCTCAGATTACAGAAAAGTATATGATGGAGGTTGGTGGAAATAATTATTTTTTGATTGGTATTTATTAGGCTGACTAATAAGAAAAACCTGTTACATTTTAAATGGTGTGACAGGTTTTTTAAATAGTTTGTCGACTAGATAAAGTGTGAATAGATATGATATCTTTAGTTATAAATGTCCTACTAAACCGAGGTGTCTAGAATGAAGAGGATAGTTTGGTTAGTGTTGTTTCTCATTGTAATCGTGGGGAGTGCATTAATTTTCGTTAATTCTCCAAAAGAACATATTACTTACAATGATCAATACGATGATGTATTTAATTCAAAAGAGTTTCTAAAAGCCGCAAGAGATGGTGACCTAATTAAGGTAGAATCTTTTATTGCTAATAATATTAATCCGAATGTTACAAATACTGATGGCAGAACAGCTCTCTACTATGCTACACTTGAAAGGAACTATGAAATAGTAAATTTATTACTTAATAACAATGCAGATCCAAATATAAAAGACTATTACGAAGAGTCACCCCTTAAAATTGCAAAAGGATACAATGATCAAAAATTAATAGATATACTTGTAAATAAGGGTGCAATTGAATAAAAGTGACGTTGGATTTTATTATAGCAATTGGAACATGTTAATGGTTTATTAATATCCCTCGCGGAATACAGAGATAATTTTTTATGACATGAGCATATGGGAAAAAATTTAGCCACTCGGAAAGTAAAACCGTGTGGCTTTTATATTTGGAGGCGTCGTTGAGATGAAGTTTATCTATTATTTATATTTAAACAACTTACCAATCACCTTAAATATATCAACCGTAGTCCTGTTATAAACTTTATTATCAACCGTGCCGTAAAACCCCTTGCTTTAGCTATGGGGATATAAGGCAATTTGCTCTGCATCCTCAAAAGAGGGTGCTAAGAGCAAACAAAAAAAGAGTACTTCAGGTTGTCGAGAAACCCCCTCTACGAATTTCGCTGATTGGGTAGAAAAAATTTGGCCTTCCAGAATCGTTTCTAAGGCGTTTTTCGATGGTGGGGAGCCATATTTGTACCCCATAAAAACAGATGAAAAGCCCTCTTTTTTGCGACAGGGGGCTTTTTCAACACTCTGAGTACTTTTTTTCGCTGATTTACGTTAGATATGCTAAATATATCTAACGACATGTGGTATAATTAGCCAGAGGTGATGGCTTTGAGTAGATCAGTGGAAAGTAACCACAATATCGTATTTGACTGTAAATACCACGTTGTCTTTTGTCCAAAGTATCGCAAAAAGGTTTTGATTGAACCAGTAGATGTTCGATTAAAGGAATTGTTTCTTGAAAAAGCACAGGAATTGCGTGCTGAAGTGGTTGAGATGGAAATCATGCCCGATCACGTTCATTTGCTCATCACATGCGATCCTCCATTCGGAATCCACCGAATAGTGAAACATTTGAAGGGCTATACATCCAGAGTTTTGCGGATGGAATTTAGACATCTCAAAAGTAGACTCCCCTCACTTTGGACAAACTCCTACTTTGTTGCCACAGTTGGGACTGTTCAACTGGATGTGATTAAAAAATACATTGAGTCTCAAAAAGAAAGGAGTGATTGAGCATGCACAGAGCTTACAAATTTCGTTTGTATCCAAACAGAGAACAAGCGACACTCATCAACAAAACTATCGGATGCACTCGCTTTGTATTCAATCACTTTCTTGCGAAGCGAAAGGATGCTTACGAACAAGAACAGAAAACACTCAACTACAACGATTGCTCTGCCCTGCTCACACAACTCAAAAAAGAGATAGAGTGGCTGAAAGAAGTAGATTCCACTGCCCTGCAATCCACTTTGAAAGATTTGGATTCTTCGTACAAAAAGTTTTACAAGGAAAAGAAAGGATATCCTAAATTCAAGAGCAAGAAGAATCCAAAGCAATCCTACGCATGCAAGATGAACATCAAAGTGGAAGGGGATCGCATTAAACTACCTAAACTTGGATGGGTTACATTTGCGAAGTCAAGAGAAGTCGAAGGACGCATTCTCTCGGCTACCGTTAGAAAAAATCCTTCAGGCACATACTTTGTATCTGTTTTGTGCGAAACAGAGATTCAACCCCTATTACAAGCTGAAAAGACTGTTGGAGTTGATCTTGGCATCAAAGACTTTGCCATTCTTTCGACAGGTGAGAAAATAGCCAATCCCAAGGTTCTTCGCTACTACGAAAAGAAGCTTGCTACTTGGCAACAGAAACTGTCCAGACGTAAAAAAGGTGGTCAGAACCGAGAAAAATCACGAAAACAAGTAGCTCGTCTACATGAAAGAATATCGAACACACGAAACGATTTTCTACATAAACTGTCAACTCAACTGATTCGTGAAAATCAAACGATCTGCTTGGAAGACTTACGTGTGGAAAACATGATCAAGAACCACAAGCTTGCGAAAAGCATTGCAGATGCGTCATGGTCGGCATTCAGAACCATGCTGGAATACAAAGCAGCTTGGTATGGAAGAACAATTTCCATTGTGGGGAAACAATTTCCGTCTTCGCAGTTGTGTTCTGGTTGTGGATACCAAAATAAAGAGGTAAAGAATCTCAATTTGCGTAATTGGACATGCCCGAACTGCGGCATACAACATGATCGTGACAAAAACGCTGCCATCAATATTGAGCAAGAAGGACTTCGATTGTTGGCATAACCAACTGAACTGTGGGACACACAGGGATAGCTTGGTAAATTTCACTCCGTTAGGAGTGACTACCCAAGAATCTCCTGCCTTTAGGCATGGGGAGTGTCAAAAGCATACTTCTTAGGATTTCTGAGCCATCCCCAACCTCTTGGCATCTTCAATCCAGCTCGATGTACTAACTGTCTTTTTAGGCTTGTCCTTGCCGATACCCTCTTTTTTAGGCTTGGTTTCCTCATCCCGAATTTCATTGGCCGATCATCTCCTATGAATAATCTGTAATGATAGAACACAACCATAAGTAGGTTTATCGTTTGTTCCGCCAGTGATTTTCTTAATAGCCGCTAAAATGTGTTTCCCGCGATCGATTAAAGGAGCGAGTTCAGCAGCGTCCTTTTCGCTTATGTGGCCAATCTGACCATGCTTAGACCAAATCTCAACTGCGTTTGGGTATTTTTTTGATGTGTTCCTTTTTAAAGTTATCTCTTCACCAGAGTTGCATCTTTTCAAAACCGTCTGTCTATTTGTTCCGTCTTCATTGTCAAAAGTAACACCTACCGCTAGTAACTCCCATTCTTCATAATCGGTGTAGTCCTCACTAAAATTATTGACTACATTTTCATCAGCATTTGCCCTCGTTTTCTTCCCAAAAATACTCAAGATGTTACTGATAAAGCCCATTTTTTGTTCCTCCTAGATAAGGAATGTTATTTATTATTTTACATCATGTTTGCCAATTAAAGGAATCGATGATGTGAATTGCTCTTAACGTTTGTAAGAATAGCCCTGTTGAGGGGGAACAGCCCGATCTCTACTGAAAAGTTTTTCTGTTTGCATGTTCGTATGTTGTTCTCATAAAATACAGAACAAACGTTCTTATTGGAGGCGAACAACGTGGTTAAGGAACTGCAACGCGCTATAGAGCATCGGCAACACATTCAGATCATCTATTTGTGTCAGGAAGGTTATTTATTGTGATTGCTCCTGAGTCGGCTAGGTTTTTAAGAACCTGTGCTAGTTGTCCCCTTGTTACTTGCTGGTCACCACTGAAGTATCTATCCCCAACACCGATCATCAACCCGTGGTCTTTTGCCAATTCGGCAGATGCTGTCCACCAACCGCTACCCTTAAAGTATCTACTAGAAGCCAAAGCAAGTCCAGAAGCACTAATTACAGAAGTTGTGACGACACCAAGCCAGGAAAGCCTTCTTCAATAATGAGGATCAAAGCATATAATGCCATTATAATCTTCTGTGTTAATCCACCCATCTACATACTGTTTACCAAATCGCGCTTTCGTTGGCATAAACCGGATGCGATCATCCTTACCCGCTAACGATAAAGTTACCCACTTATTCAAACACTTGGTACCAATATCTATTACCTTTTCCGTACAATTGTTATTCATAGCATAAAATGCCCTTATAATCTACTGTGTTAATCCACCCATCTACATACGTTTGACCAAAATGCGCTTTCGTTGGCATAAACCAGATGCGATCATTCTTACCCGCTAACGATAAAATTACCCACTTATTCAAACACTTGGTACCAATATCTATTACCTTTTCCGTACAATTGTTATCATTAAATTCCATAGTATTAATAGTTCCGAATACCACTCTTTCAGATATGCGGCTTACATTAGTAGGCATAAACGATACTAAATTTTCATTATTTGTTAAAATATATCGCCACTTATTCAGGCAAGATTTAGGAATATAATTTAACATATAAAATCTTCCTCTCTCCAATTTAGTAATACACTCTATTCAGTAAGTTGTGTAATCGTGTATAGGTGACTGTGGAGTTGTAGGACCCGGTGGAGACGCATATTTGTATTCAAGGAGATGTTTTTATGGCTAGCAAAATAGCGTTTTGTGGGTACATTGGGCATCCGTACAAGGAGCCTTTGAAGGAAGAGAAACATGTGGACCACTGGGCAAAAAAAGATAATGACGAGGTGTTAGCAGCTGGCATTATCAATTCATACCATTCACACGAGCTGGACAAGCCAATTACCTGGGGAGCTGCTCTATCAATGGCAAATCGCATTAGAAAAGGAGAGGGTAAGTAATGAAAGCGTGGTTTAATAAAAATAAAAAAGCAGTAATCACGATTGCATCAGGATTGTTTGCGATAGCTATCGGATATGGCATCTTTAATCAGGATCAAGTTGATGCGTTGCTTAAGGCTATAGAATCACTTTTATAATGTTTTTTCAAAGGATGAATGTTATCAATAATTTCAACGTAATATTCATTTCTTCCAAACTTGCAAATACTGCTTCGATAGCGTCAGTAATGACTTTTATCAAGACCTAACTTTATAGAATCGATTAAAACAAGCTGCTTGACATATTGTACATGACTAATATGTTAAGTAGCTTGTTTTCTTAAATAGGGATATGTAAGTAGAATACATTCTTTTGTGTTTTACAGAATTTGACTTATAATCGTGTAATGAGAACAAAGAAGAGGGAGCAATATTAATTAGCTACGGAAATTGGTACCGGCATATCGGCTTATATTTATGGGGAGCGATGGTGCGGCTAATCAGAGGCGTTATGCAAAAGAAGATAATAGTTGGTTGAATCTATCACGCTCCTCCAAAAAAGGGCAATGGCCGCTGTATTGGAATGGAACTAATCGCGAATTTTTAATCAGCTTATTTGTTTCCTGAGCTTGGGTAAACGGAACGACTTTATCATGAATTCCATGAATAATTAATGTGGGCACATCGATCTGTCCAAGATCGTTGTAAACATTCTCGTCTCTTAGCGTGACCATAATGGCGGAAGTCGACCAATTCGCAGCTTGTAAACCCATTAGAAAGAACCATTCGGATTTCGGTTCAGAAATGTACTGAAAGAAAAAATTCCCCGTTTGGTTTTGCAGCATTTTCGGACGGTCATTGTTTGTTTCTTCGATGATTTTATTCGTAAATTCTTTTGGAACGCTTGATGGAGACGCAGCGTCGATCAGGACGAGTTTAGATACCCCGTACCCTTCGTAACGAGCCATATAACGAATCGAGATCGCGCCTCCGGTAGAGTGTCCTGCCAGTGTTATGTTTTTTAGCTGTAACGCTTCGATGACCATACGAAGATCATCTGCTAATCTGTCAAAACCGTAACCGTCGAATGGTTTATCCGAATTGCCGTATCCTCTCCAGTCCATTCCGATACAACGATATCCGAGCTTAGGAAGGAAATTGAACTGATATTCGAACTGGTTATGGTTTAGCGGCCATCCATGAATAAAAAGTATCGTTTTATTTCCCTTCGGATTGATGTCCTCTATAAATACTTTTACGCCCGGTTCCACAGTAACGAAGTATCCCAAGTGTATCAC